CCAAGGCTGCTGCCAAGCGGGCTTCTGAAACTCAGCAGTAGGGTTTAAGTTATGCCGACCGTCAGTCCGCCAAAGGTCTCCATGAGCCTGACGGTCACCTCCAACCATATCCAGCCGATGATGCGGAGGATGCACATTAACGCAGATCTCGCTGCTGGGCGGTCAGCGAGGATCATCGCCAAGGACGCAGCTGATGCTGCACCGTACCTCACTGGAGCTCTGCAAGAGAGCATCAGGGCCGTCCGGGATGGTGATGGTTGGGTTGTGATCGTGGAAGTGGACTACGGCGGCTACGTCGAGTTCGGGTCGATGTACATGCCCGCCCAACCTTTCCTACTCCCAGCTGCCATGAGGCGGTTCCCGGACTTCGCAGATGATATGAGGAACTCGATCATGTTTGGAGGTGTGGCAGGTGCCATCTTTGGCTGATACCGACTTGACAGACCTTGTGGAGCGTTGGATCTTTCAACGTGTCGAGCCCAATGTCGCAGCTCTAGATGTTCCGATTCCTTCGGACCGAATCACCAAGCAGCCTGTAGGTGGGATAACGCTTCCTGCTGTCAAGTTTACCTACCAGAGCGATGTGGTGACTCGTGGTGTAGGGCTCAATGCTTATTACTTCACGATGTACCACTACGCTGTTCGTGGGGTGACCACAGGAACAGACACAACCATCCTCAACCCCATCTCGGCGGCCATCTACGCATCGCTGGCCGACGTGGTTGATGAGACCGATTACGGGCTCGTCGTCCTCGCTTCCACTTTCTTCAGTCATTTCAGGCTGGAGCATCATGAAGACCAAGAGCGATACGTCGAGCTTGGTGGCATCTACCAGATCCACGCACAACTCAAGGAGTAGCCAGCCATGGCAGAAAGAGCAGCAATTACCCAGGGTGTCCAGATCGGCGTGGAGAGCACGTCGGGCACCGCCGTGGCTGCCAACCGGCGTCTGCGGTCGATCGGCATCGAGCCGAACCCCCAGGCCAACATCGACACCTTCCGTCCTCCGGGCCAGAAGTACGCCGCGCTGACGGCGCTCGGCAAGGAGTGGATGGAGTTTGGCCTCAGCGGTCGCCCCAGTTACAACGAGCTCCAGTACGTGTTGGCTTCGATCTTGGGCAACACCGTCATCAGCACGCCCGTGGGTGCGACGGATGCTCGCAAGTGGGCCTTCGGCTCCAACACGTTCTCCGAGGACGCAGTGGAAACCATGACGGTGGAGCAGGGCGGATCTGTTCGTGCGCACCGCTTCGCCTACGGGCTCGTGACTGAGGCCTCGCTCGCCATCAGCCGAGACGCTGTGGAACTTGGTGGCTCCGGTATCGGTCGTCGCATCGAGGACGACATCACGCTCACGGCGGCCCCCACGAGCTTCCCTCTGGTTCCCATCCTGGGCAACCAGATGGACGTCTATGCGGACGGTGACTTCGCTGACATCGGAGACACCAAGCTGGGCAGGCTCCTGAGCTGCAACTGGAGCCTGAGCTCGCGGTTCAACCCGCTCTGGATCATCGACTCCTCGCAGCCGAGCTTCATCACGCACGTGGAGAACGAGCCTGGCCTCTCGTTCGAGATGATCGTCGAGGCTGATGAGGAGGGTATGGCCTACCTCACGCAGCTGAGGGCTTCCGGGCGCTCATTCATCAAGATCAAGGCCACCGGCCCCATCATCGAGGCGGCCATCCCCTACAGCCTCAACCTGAACATGGCGGGCGAGATCGGCGCCATGGGCGGCTTCTCTGACCAGGATGGCGTCTACGCTGTCGGCTGGACCTTCAGTGGAGTCGACGACAGCGACATGGGCAACGCCGTCAACGCAGAGCTCATCAACAAGGTCGCGGCCTTCTAGGCCGAGAGCAACAACAAGAAGCCAACGCAGTTAGGAGCAGCCAGCAATGAAGCTCAGTACCGTCAAGTCTGAGAGGAAGCCGCTCACGATCCCATTCGAGGAGATGGGTGACGAGCTCCACATCGTCTACGTCCCAGGTGCCTTGACTCCAGAGGTCGAGGATCAGGTGATGGAGGCGCTGGAACAGCCGGGACAGGGCGCCTTCCTGACCGGCTTCATCACCAAGCTCATCGAGTCGTGGGACCTCCTCGACGACGACGAGCAGCCCATCCCTCTGACACCTGGAGGGCTCAGGTCCATCCCCATCAACTTCCTCGGGGTCCTCTTGACCAAGATCAGGGAGGACATGAATCCGGGGGAAGACAAGGGCGACTGATTGCCCGGTGGATCGTCACCGGTGAGGGCTATCCTCCGGGATGGTATCTCAGCATGAAAGCCGCTTCATTCCTAGGAGTACCAGTCTGGACGCTCCACGAGGAGGTACCGATCGTCTGGCGTAACCGAGCTCTCACCGCTATCCGTGCAGAGGGCGATGCGCACAGGCAGCAGAAAAATTGGGAGCAAGCCAAGAGTGACTGGGCTAGTAAGAATTGAGGAGGGTCGATAGGTGCAAGGCATCTCACTGACGACCCTCCTCATTCACGTCAAAACGGACGTGAATAAGGCCATTGGTGATCTCGCTCGGTTGGACGCCAAGGTTAAGGGCAGCTCCATTGTCGGTGGAGCTGCTGCCAAGGCTACCGGCTATGCTGTAGTGGCGGCGCTTGGCTATAGCGCGAAGGCGTTCATCGATTTCGATGCTGAGATGACTGAGTCTATCGCCATAATGGGCAACGTCTCTGACGCCATGCGTGATAAACTTGAGAAGGGTGCCCGTGACGTAGCGGCCACTACAACTTTCTCAGCCAAGAAGGCTGCTGAAGCCTACTTCTTCTTGGCGAGCTCTGGCTTGAATGCCACAGAGGCATTGGCGGCTATGCCTGCTGTGGCCAAGTTTGCCCAGGCAGGCATGTTCGATCTGGCCACTGCTACTGAGTACTTGGTTGATGCTCAGGCTGCGCTGGGTCTTAGCGTTAAGAACGATGCTATCAAGAACATGGAGAACATGGTCCGAGTCTCGGACGTGTTGGTCAAGGCTAACATCCTCTCAAACGCCACAGTCGAGCAACTCGCAGACTCTCTCACCAACAAGGCTGGCGGTGCCCTACGCATCGTCGGCAAGGACATCGAGGAGGGCACTGCGGTTCTCGCTGCCTTTGCCAAGACTGGGTTGAAGGGGCAGGCAGCCGGTACGGCGCTCTACATCATCCTTCGAGATCTTCAAACCGCTGCCATCAAGAATGGTGACGAGTTTAAGAAGTTCGGCATCAGCGTGTACGACTCTACCGGCAACATGCGCAACATGGCAGACATCATCGGGGACTTGGAGGGTGCCTTCGAGGGAATGTCTGACAAGGAGAAGCGAGCTACTCTACGCATGCTCGGCTTCCAGGATCGCTCCATCGCTTCCCTTCAGACCCTGATTGGGTTGAGTGGCGAGATCCGGAACTATGAGAAGGAACTTCGTAATGCTGGGGGCACTACTGAGACCATCGCTAAGAAGCAGCTGGAGTCTTTCAAGAACCAGTTGATTCTGATCTGGCACCGCACCCAGAACCTTGCCATCCTGCTTGGCTCTTGGCTCGTACCCAAGCTCTTCGAAGCTGGAGCTGCTGTACACGACTTGGCCGACAAGGTCGTAGCCTTGCTGCGCGGGCCGTTCGGCACCATGGGTGACATCATTCACAAGATTCGGGATGCCTTCGGATCACTAGCAGGACCCTACGGGGTGGCTGGGTTCGCAGTCATCCTTGATGACCTGGTTGGCGGTGAGGGACGTTACATCGGGTTCTTCACCAACGTTGGGGATGTCATTATGGATGTCTTTAACTTCATCAAGCGCAACTGGGAGCCGATCAAGGTCGTGTTCTTGGGGCTTTTCGGCGGAGCTGCCGTCAGCATCTTGATTGCTTGGGCTGCCGCCTTGGCGGGACCTGTGGTGGGGGCAGTCGTTCTGCTAGGCTCCATCCTGGCCTCTCCCATCGCTTTGCTGGGGGCTCTGGCCGCTGGCCTCTACTACGCCTACACGGAAGTTGAGGGGTTCAGGAAGGCTGTAGATGGGGCTGCTCGTTGGGTGCGGGACACTCTCATCCCAGCTCTATCCGATTTTACCGATTGGGTTATCAAGACAGGCACACCTACTGTGCGAGCCTTTGCTGAATTCATCATTGGTGCTTGGAGGAGTGTGGCGACGTGGGCAGTGGAGAACTGGGGGTTGATCAAGGAGACGTTCCAGAAGGGCGTTAACACTGTAATCATTCTTGGTAAGTTTATGGTTAAGGTGTTGCAGGCTACTTGGAAAGCCTTTGGAGACAACATTGTTCGCCACATTCAGATAGTGTGGCGGCTTGTTACCGGCATTTTTGATGCAGCTCTCGATGTTATCTTGGGCCTCTACACGGTATTCATGGGTGTGTTCACAGGCAACTGGAGTAAGGCCTGGGATGGGGTCAGGCAGGTGTTTAGAGGTGTGTGGGGAGGCATCACCAACATATTCCGTGCCGCATGGGACACGCTGCTCAACATCCTTGACGTTGGGCTATCTGGTCTTCGTCTCATCTGGGATGTCGCCTGGGAGGGTCTCAAGGACGTTGTGCCCGGTTCCTTGCGAGCTGTGAGGGATTTGTTGTGGAGGTTCTTCGAGGAACTCCCTGGTAAGCTCGGGCGCCAATTTATCAACGTTCGCAACTGGCTTTACGACTTTGGCTTCAATCTGATTAAGGGATTTCTTCGGGGCGCCAAGGCAGCCTTCGTTAATGTGTTGACTTGGTTTGGTGGACTTTCTGCCAAGATTGCCATGAAGCTTCAAGACGCCACTGCTTGGATTTTCGATGAGGGCGACGATACCATGAAGGGGTTTCTAGCTGGCGTAGAAGAAGGTGCCGAAGATGTAACGACATGGTTCACTGAACTCCCCGCCAAGGTAGTGGGCTGGACGGGTGACGCTGGTGAATGGTTGGTGACCGCTGGTAGTGACGCCATGATCGGTTTCTTCAAGGGAGTGAGCAACTACTTCCAGGACACAGTTGTCCCCTGGTTCATAGACCTCCCCAACAAGGCTGGTAGGTGGCTCACAAACACTGCCGAGTGGTTCCGTGAGGATGGTTTGGAAGCCGCCAAGGGGTTCCTACTGGGGGTGTGGGAGTTCATAGACAACGAAGTTGTTCCTTGGTTTATGGATCTTCCCCACAAGTTGCAGGAGTGGATTCCCAATGCTATTGCTTGGCTTCAGGATGATGGCCTAAAAGTGATGAAGGGACTACTGATCGGGTTGGGCATTGGAGCTTTGCTGGTCGGAGCTTTCTTCTTGGCCTTGCCGGGGATAGTTCTGTTGGGATTGGCAGCTGTCTTCATTGCAGCCATGATCGGCGTCGCTCAGGCGTTGTTCAATGGGTTTGTTAGAGGGTTGGCGGCAGCCTTGCCAATTGCCATCAGGTGGTTCAAGAAGGTACCGAGAGCCATTCTTGATGGGCTGGGCGAGTACTGGAATTGGCTAGTCCATGCTGGCAAGATGGTTGTGCAGGGGTTCATAGACGGTATGAAGAGCATGGGCAGAAAGCTTTGGGAGACCGCCACCGGTATGGCTAAGACGGTTATCGATGCCGTCACCAATCCACTGAGCATCCTCTCACCCTCCAAACTGTTTCATCAGTTTGGTGTCTATACTGCGCAGGGGTTCATCGACGGCATTAACTCGATGTCTTCTAAGGTGGACAGGGCTGTCGATGCCATGTTGACCATCCCCAAGAGAAACAGGTTTGTGTTCCCTGTGCGTGACGTGTCCATTCCGCGCTCGTCTGCCAGCAACTTGGAGCCGTTGCGTAGGGCTGTGGCTCATCAGAGCATCTACCAATATGGCGGAGGGGTTGGTGGTTCGCCCCTCGCTGGCGCAGCGCCTGGTGGTGACCTGGTGAGCCAGAGAGCTCTTGAGGAGATTGTGGCGCGTCTGATGCAGCACGCTAAGCCCAACGTCGACATGAAGGTGGACATGAAGGAGACCAAGGATCCGATGCTGGTCGGCGCAGAGCTTGCTTGGAACCTCAAGTGAGTGGGCTCCAGGTCACCTTGGGTGGTGTCACCTTCAACAACGGGACGCCAGATGCCAACGGTTGTACTTGGTGGATGGACCGCTTCGATGGCTGGGATTCACCTGAGCTCCGCCAGGTGCTCCTGGATCCGACTGGGACTCAAGGTTCTGTTGTCGCATCGTCCACTCTGGCTCCTAGGGGCTTGATCGTAGGTGGGACGGTCAAGGCGCCCAACGACACTGCTTTCTGGCAGGCCTACGGTAAGCTCAGTCTGATATCCAACAACCTATTCACCACCAGAGACATGACGGTTGTTGAGGTGCCCACCACAAAGCGGGTGTCGTTTGTCCGCGGCGGGAAGGTGCGTAAGGAGATTAAGCCTGGACGAGTTGACTTTGAGATTCCTCTCTTGGCACCGGATCCACGCAAGTACAACGACACTGAGGACACGGCTGCGCTCGCAGGCACCATCACCAATGAGGGTGACTTCGAGACTCACCCCACACTGACGCTGACTGCTGGCGGAGACTACACCATCACCAACACCACCCAAGGCGCTGGAGCTTCTTTGGTGATCGTTGGAGCTCCTGTTGGTGCTGTGGTGGACATGAAGCTACGGACGGTGCTGCTCGGCGCCGTCGACTACTACTCCACTGTTCAGCCACAGTCAATCTGGTGGACTCTGTTGCCGGGCGCTAACATCATCACTAAGAGCGGTGGTGCTGCCAGCATCACCTGGAGGGACGCATGGATCTGACAGGGAAGGTGCTGTAGATGGCCAAGAGTGACTATCTCGAGAAGAAGGTTCTCGACCATGTGTTGCGGGTGGCGGCCTTCACCCAGCCTCCAGCCAACTACGTTGCGCTCTACACTACTGCAACGACGGACGCTGGTGGCGGCACTGAGGTCACGGGCGGCTCCTATGCTCGTCAGACAGCCACCTTTGCAGCAGCCACTTCTGGAGCGGGTGCAACGAGCAACTCCAGCTCGATCAACTTTCCCAACATGCCAGCGTGCACAGTGACGTACGTCGCCATCTGGGACGCGGTGACGGCCGGCAACTTGCTCTACCATGGCCCCTTGACCGCACCGCAGGTCATTGCCGCTGGCACCACATTCAACTTCGCCATCGGCGAGCTTGATGTGACGGAGTCGTAGATGGCCAACGAACTGAGGATCTATGCGAACTTCACGGGTGGCAGGATCGATGTAGATCTTGCAAGTGGCGGCACAACGATTTCTTCGCCGGGGTTTGCGTCCCTGCCGGTTGTCGATGCAACAAACCACATGCTCATCGTTCTTGATCCAGATGGTCGAACAGGGGCACCACAGGTAGTCAGGTGCACGGCACACACTGCTGCCGCAACAACGATCACAGTCGAAACGGCTGCGGTAGATGGGACAACTGCCCGAGCACACAAGGCTGGTGCGATCTGGACACATGGGACCGTTGCGAGTGATGTTGGGAAGTATTCCAGACAAGGTGGTTCCGCAACTGATTGGGATGTGTCTGGAACAACCCTTCGCTCGATTCCGGGTCAGCCACGGATTGAGATGGGTGTGTGGGACTTCGCAGCACTCGGTACAAAGGCCATCGCGTTCAGCACTGCGTTCGCAGACAAGCCCCTTGTGCTTGTCAGTTTTGGAGATGCCATCACAAACGGTCGAAGCGTTGTGAGAGCGGACTCCGTAAGTGCTACCGGCTTTGACCTGATTCTTGACAACACCACAGCGGCAGGAGCAACCGTCCGATGGATGGCTGTTGGCAACTAGGCTTGGAGCGTAAATGACTTATCCACGGCATCAACTTTCACGAGCATTCCGGTACCTAACCAACAGCGCCGGTCATATCACGGTCAACACTCCAGCAAACACATGGCAGGAGTTGGCGGCGGAATCGGGTGGACCTGGCACTGGCGTCTTTGATCTGACCATCGAGGCAGAAGTTGGAGATGTGATCGAGGGTGGGTTCCAAGCCCTGATCTCCAACTCAACGCCAGACCTTTATATGGACATCAAAACGATCGTGGCTGGGGCACCTGTCGGGAGTTTTGTTGCACAGGGTGCAACTAGTGCTACCGCACCGCCTTGTGGCCCTTGGTTTGCACCTGCGTCCACCTACCAGCGATTTGTTGGCTCCCATTTCTACACGATCTTGTCGGGAGACATAGCAACGGGGAGAGTTACCTTCCGACCATATGCGATGGGGTTGTCGGCGACGAACCGTCTAGTCTTTGCCAACACTGATACAGGTTTCATGTTCTACGTGAAGAACCTCGGCCCTCCTGATCCGGAGTAGATGTGACACTTCTTCATCAGGTTGTTCGGGCTGACACTCCGGCTGTCTACTGGCCGTTTGACGAGTTGGCTGATGGTGCTGTCTGTCGTGACCAGAGCGGGAACGGCCGTAATGGCACTGAGGTTGCGACGGGTGCTTCACTTGCGTCAACAGGGATAGTCCCAGGACATCCGAAGTCGTGTGTGAATGTCGGTGATGGTTATTGGTCTTTCGCAAATGTTGCTGCGCTAGATGTTGGAACTGGCGACTTCACTCATGAGATTTGGCTCAAGATAACTAACACGACAGCAAACTACGTTGAGATCGCAAGCCGTGATAGTTCTGCTACCGGCAACGGACAAATCCTCAACCTCAACATCACTACGGGTGGAGTCGGGGTGTGGTGCGGTGGCACAGCACTCAATTGTCCGACTCGTATTTCTGATGATCGTCTTCATCATGTCATTTTTCGACGTATCGCCGGAGTTGTTTCTGTTTTTGTGGATGGAGTGCAGGATGGAACTGTAGCGGCGGCTGGTGGAACTGATGTTGCTGCTAGACCGCTGCGTGTAGGCGTTGCTGACGGCACGTATGCAAGGCCGCTTGGCAGATGGGCACACTATGCCTACTACACGACAGGGTTGACGGACGCACAGGTTCTTGTTCACTACCGCGCTGGCTTGCGAGACGGTGTGTCGTACTGATGGTCACTTCAAACACCCTGCCCGGCTGGTTTCCTGCCACGCCAACCATCTTCAAACAACCTGTGCTTGTCGAAAGTGCTGTGGGGGGGCTGTGTGGTGCAGCATTGCCAGGCGGTGGAGGTTGTCTTGTTTGGCCTAATGGCGGGGCTGCCAAGTTTGCAGTAACAGCTTCTCCGGAGGACTTTCTTGAAGACAATATCGTGCCAGCAGTTGACATTGGTGTTATCGTTGCTGGTGATGTGCGAGCTGTGTCTGTTTATGTGATTGGCGGCGTGCTGTATGCAACCGTTGTGACGTTTAGCGGTTCCACCACCACAACGAAGATCTACCAAGCTAATAACCCAGATGGCCCCACCTCTTGGTCTCCTGTAGCTACGCTGCAAAACGACAATACACCTGGAGCTCTGTTCGGGATGCAGACATGGGGCGCTTGCATACCGTTACAACTCGCAAGCGGCAGGTGGGTGGCGGTACAGGGTTGTTGGCAATTCGGCCTTGTCGGCGGAGCAGCGTCTGGTGCAAATGGTGCTGCTTGGTACTCTGATGACGGCGCAGCTGGACCTTGGATTCTCACGAACCAGTACCGTCATCCATACTTCAATTTCTCAGAAATTGAATGGTGTTCAGCGCAGGTTGCACAAGATCCTGTTACCGGCTATCTCTACTACACAACCGCAACGGGTGCTGGTGGTCCTGATTACGGGACGGTCTTGTGGGAATCCCAAGACGAAGCATTGACATGGGGCCTTCATGGTACTGGTGCTTGGGACACATTCCATCTTCTCTCAGCCTCAATTGACAATGGGCAGCAAGTGTTTGCCTTTGGCGGGAGTCCGGGTGGCGTGGATCAGTGGAGCGATGTTTTTGTAAGGACTGGAGACGCACACGATACAAACAGGTTCTCGGGAGGGTGGACAGACACCGGGCAGAATTGGTTCACTACTTCTTATGGCTTCGAGAACACCCACAAGGCCATCGTTGCTCAACGGGCCGTGTATTCGTTTGTTCGAGATCGTGTTCATCGGCATGGCGCCACAGGCTGGACTATTGATGCGGTGGGGATCTAATGGCTCTTGGCACACGATCACTTGGCACACGATCGCTTGGAGATTCTGCTGGTGAAGTGCCTCCGGCCGTCATAACTGTTTCTGGTTCGGCCGTGTTGGCTGGTGATTCGACGTTTACTGGGACTTACACACCACCATCGGCAGGCTCTGTTGTCTTCGCTGGCGCCTCTACGATCTCAACTAGTGGTACTGTGGTGGTGCATGGCCGAGCTCTTCTGGATGGTCGCAGCAAGTTCATTGCCACCCACCCCTTCATCTACACTTTCGAACCAGAGACTCAGAAGACGCAGTACCGTCTTCGCATTGTTGATAAAGAAGGGAACGGGTACGCAGATCTAGACAAGGCGACGATCAAGACCATTGGCTGGGAACTTAACGGCATCGGCTCAGTAACATTCTCGGTTCCCACGTTAGATCCCAAGGCCTTGTTCATTAGAGTGCCTGAGCGCGAGGTGCAAGTTTGGAGGGGCGCACAGCTTATCTGGTGGGGCGTGATGGTTAGAGCTGAGGCCAACGATAATTCGGTTGATGTGCAGTGTAGCAGTTTGGAGTGGTATTTCACAAAGCGGTTCTTCGGGAAGGTAGACCGCACCAACCACCTCCAGAACCCATCCTTCGAGGAGGGAGCTTCTCACTGGGACATAGACTACCTGACCTATGCGGAGCCTACGGCCAACATCAACTACAGCAACTTCGTTTGGTCGATCGTTGATGAACCTGTCGTACTGGGGGGCAAGGCGCTACGCCTCCAGCAGACAGGGACCATCAAGTACGGCTTCAAGGTGAGCCAGGGGTTCCTCTTCACTCAGGACCCCGCCATTGACCCAGAAGGCACGCAGTGGACCTTCGCTATCTGGGTCTACATACCCAGCGACGATTGGGTTGCTGCAAACGAGCAGAGCAGGGGGATCTCGGTAACCCGCTACTCTACTACTCAGTCCGATACTGTGACTCCAGAAGGCGGCGGTACACCCAGGAACTTTCCCAAGGTGGTGGAGGCTGTAAATGTCTCTATCGACGATGACACCCCAATGGACACTTGGGTGCGGTTCGAGGCAGAGCTCGTTGTGCCCTTCAAGAACAACGAGCCGGAGCAGATCACCTGTCGTGTGGTCTGCCCTAACGGGACCATCTACCTCGATGCAGCCTCGTTCACTGCGGCAGAGAAGCTCGGCGCTTATAGCGAGGATCAAACTTCTATCATCAGTCGCATAATTGAGCATGCCCAGGATCCCGATTATGGGAAGTCGGATCTCAACATCAACTACAACCTGCCGCCCACTGGCATCAAGCGGACCAGGGAGTATTGGCACAGTGAGCATCAGATAATCGGCGATGCCTTGGACGAGTTTTCTACGCTTGAAAATGGCGTCGACTTGGAAGTGGTGGTTGGTCCTAACCACCGCATTTACACTTCTTACTTCCCGCGCAAGGGCATCTATAGGCCTGACATAGTGTTGGAGCACGGCCGCAACATCGAGGACTTCACCGTTTACTACGACGGCATTGACACTGCTAATAGCATCGTGGTGTTGGGGGATGGTGAAGGTAGCGACCGCGAAGAGGGTGGTGCCATGGATGCCACAGCTCTTGAGGGCGGGCTTATCTTGGAGAAGGTTTACAACGCCACCCCTGGATCACATATACAGACGCTCGACGACCAGGCAGCTAGAGGACTTGAACGGTTCAAGTCTCCCTTTGTTGTGCCCAACATCACAACACATGAACATGCCGGTCGTCTTATTGGTGTTCTTGGTACCGGCGACATTGTTTCGGTGCGAATCAACTACGGGTTTGTTCAGGTGAACGATTTGCATCGCATACATGGGATAACACTGGACCCCAACACGGAGCGGCTGACGTACTCGATCGCGAAGCTGGAGTTCGAGCTCTGATGGCTATCAGTCTTGAGGAGAACAACAAGCGAGCACCTTCTCTTGCTGCTGAAATGGCGGAGATCAAGCGTGAGATCCGCAAGCTTTGGATAGGCGTCAACCGTCGCAATGCCAACACGATCAAGGATGTCCCCTTCGTACTGTCCGGGTTCATCTTCCTCAGCATCTCTCCCAGGTTCTACCTGTACGGGGGAGGTCGTCTTAGGAGGTTCTTGGCGTCCATCGACACTCCCGGTACAACCGCTACCGTGTTCACTATCTACAAGAACCTGGATGTGCTCACAACCATCACGTTGGCTGCTGGAGTCGACAGGGGTATCAAGACCATCGACGAGGCCTTCGTTGAGGACTCTGACTATCTGCGTGTGGGCATCACCACGGTAGGAGCTGGGGCCAAGGGTGCGGACGTGCAGTGCCGCTTCTTGCTCGGTCGGTAGAGTGCCTGAGAATGGCTCTAAGGGAAGGAGGATCTCATGGGTAAGGACAGCACCAAGGACGAGGCTCACCAGCCGCACGTCAAGGAGGTCCAGCTCGACACTGACTTGACGGTCGAGGACGGGTTGGAGGAGCCGGAGGTCCGCACTGAGGAGGAGATGGCTGAGGCTTGGGCGGGAGCTTGCACCGTCGAGGAAGCAGCCGAGTACCTCGAAGCTCTTGCAGCCAAGGACAAGTAGATGGCCATCCTCGGAACAACCGCTCTGCGCCGAGCCTGGGATCCGCACTGCAAGCACAAGTGGGAGATGCGGCCTGCCTACGAGGCGCTTGATGCTTGTCTCAAGCATTGGGGTTACAAGCCTGGAGCGGGAACGGGGGCTGCCAACTGTCGCCAGATCACCCCTCCCGCATCCGGCTGGAGCCTTCATGCCTTCTTCGCCAAGCTCGGATCCTTCAAGTTCTGGAATGGGTTCAAGATGGGGGCCATGGCCTTGGCTGTGGACATCAACCCGTCACAGAACCCTTTCGGCAAGACGCTGATCACCGATATGCACCCAGGCATGATCAGGGACATCTGTGCAGTGCGCACCAACAGCGGCCATCAGGTTTGGCAGTGGGGCGGGTTCTTCAAGCCCTACCACGATGCCATGCATGATCAGATCTGCTGTACCCCCGATCAGCTAGCCACAGGGATCGATGCCAGCACCCTGCCGGGAGCTAAGCCAGCACCAACACCTCAACCAACGCCAGAGCAGCCAGCTCAGAACCAGGAGGACCTTGTCATGATCTTTGCTATCACCGATCTGGATCGATCGTTCGTCGTGATGCCTGATGGGCTCGTGCGTATCACCAAGGCCGAGTTCTGGGCGCTGTCCGGTGGTGGGATGAAGGTGATCCCCATGACCGATGCGCTCTTCAAGAAGCTCTATGAGGGCAAGCGGGTGAAGTCGTTCAACGACGATCCCGTCATGGAGTAGGTCAGACAACAACCTTTGATCAGGAAGCTTTGAGCCTCAGATGATCCAGTCCATCCTCATTGCTATAGGCGGCTTGTTCACCGCGGTTTCTGCGGTGATGGGTTCTTACGCCCTGATTCAAGCTCGACGTACAGAGCGTCGCTCAGCCACCAAAGAAGAGACAGCCCAAGCCTTCGAGCTTCAGCAGAAGTCGATGGAGAATGTAGAGAAAGACAACGTTCGCCTCAGAGAACGTAGCGATCAGTTGCATGACCAGTTTGCTGATTTGGCGCTGAAGATCCATGATGTTGAGTACAAGCACCGAAAGTGTGAGCGTTCTTTGGAGGAGCAGAGCGCCAGACACCAAACGGAGATGGACAACTTGTTCACGAGGCTTCGACATGCTGAGGCCAAGATATCCGAACTGGGAGGGTGAGATGAAGCCGCACAGGGATAGCCTCAGTTGGTGGAAGCGACCTGCTTATGTGACAGCTTCTGCTGGGCTGGTTCTTTCGCTGGCGTTCAGTGCCTTTGTGGCCAACACCATCCTTACAAGGGATGACGTTTCAGATCTCACAACCGTGGTTGGACAGCTGCAAGATCTGGCTGCTGCCAATGCCAAGGCCATCAAGGGGATTGAGGACAATCAGGCGGGCATCAACGAGCTCGTCGACTTCGTGCGCGACATGCAGAATCAACCGGACTCTGGTGTTGATGTCCAGCTGTTCATCGACTTGCTGTGCGCATCAGAGGATCCGGTTCGTAGAAACGCCTGCATCGAGCTTGGCTACACGCCAGGAGAGGTCCACCGTTCGCCCAACGCAGGGCCATCGGGGTAGCGAGGTCCCGCCAAGCCTCCTTCAGAGCTCCTTGGCTGCGGCTCTGTCGGTTCCTCCGGCAAGGCGGGACCTCGCTCCACCTACCTCCTACGTAGGACCTCTGTGATCTGTGAGGGGCTCCAGAGCGCCCAGCCATGACCGGTGTGGGAGGCTGGCTCCGGGACCTTACCGTTGCTCCTCCAGCGGCTGAAGGTGCGCATACTGATCCCCAGTGTGGAGGCGAACTCTCCCGAAGTGGCGTAGCTGATGTGTTCACCCTTCTCCTTGTCACGGTTGGCTGACCTGCCGGGAGTTGCCACAACTACTCCTTGAGGGTGATGGTGACGTAGGGAGTCCGTGGGACTATCTTGCTGTTGCGATCGATTACCCGCTTGGGGATCGTGCCCTTCTGCACCTCTGTCAGCAGAGCGGTGAAGTCGAGCGACACCGTGGTGCGGGTTATCCTCGCGTAGAGCTCGGGATCCTTGCGCTTGACAGCTCGGAGGATGGCGTCCTCGTCGTACTCAGTGCCTTCGGGGGTGGCTAGGCTGACTCGTACGAGGTCTTCTTCTACTCGTTGTTCGATGGCCTTCGTTCCGCTGGAGACCATGGCCTTGGTTACTTCGTCTCGGGCGCGCTTCGCCTTTGCAGCGATGGCATCAGCTTGAAGTTGGAGGTGCTTGGCCAGGCGCGCCTTCTTGGCGATGAACTCTTGTGAGGGCATACCCTGATTCTACGGCGGACGTATACTCTAGGCATGACCCAGGGATCCACTCGCAACAGCCCCACCCGCATGGCCAATCGCATGGTGAAGGAGGCGCACACCAGGGACAAGCCCAAGAGGCGCCGAGCCAATCGCAACACCGAGCTTCAGCGCTGGGATCTTGAAGGCATGAGGAAGGGTGCTCTCACCGAGCTCTGCCTCGCACGGGGCATTCCCACCAATCCCAAGCTCCGCAAGAAGGATCTCATCGAGATGCTAGTGGGCCGCTGATGCTGGTGTTCTTCATCATCGTAGGAGGGGTAGCCCTATTGCTCTTCGTTCTGATGACGGCACTCCTTCCCAAGAACCAGACCTACGAGTTCGAGGTCAGCAAGCGGAAGCGACGTCGTGGCACTTCATAGCGCTGAGGTGATAGAGGCAGCAGCAGTGGTCAAGTGCCTCGACTGCCGGATGAAGGACGAGGGTGCCGTTTTCATCAGCGAAGAAACGGGTGAGCCTGAGTGTCCCAACTGTTGCAGTGACCGGCTGGCTGTCTCCTCGTAGCATCACCTGAGCCAGCTCCCACCAACAGAGGACACAGGTGCCCACACTCGACGAGACTGCCATCGCCTACGCTTGCACTCGCAAGAACGGGTTCAACAAGCTGAGGCGTAGCGGAATCACCGAGGAGCACTTTGTAGACGACTTCTCACCCGTCTGGCGGTTCCTCACCAAGACCAAGTCACAGCATGATGCTGTGCCGAGCCCTGACCTCGTGCGACAGCGGTTCCCGGATCTGGACTTCCCCATGGTCCGGAACACGGACATGCCTATGGTCGTCAACCAGATCAAGCAGCGACACAAGTACATCCAGCTGCTCCGGCTTCTGAATGACACGGCCATCGGGGCCAACTCGTGGGAGACGGTAGACGAGGACATCCAGTCGCTTCAGGGGTCACTCAACAGCATCGCTTTCCGGAGCGCCACGGGCACCCACCTAATCGACCTCTTCACCCCGGACGCTCAGAGGAAGGTCATCGCCGAGCTCCACCGTCGACGTAGCGGTCGAGTCACTGGCATGCCCACTGGATTGCGGAGGTTGGACGCGGTCACAGGTGGGCTCCAGCGACAGAAGATGTCAGTGGTTATTGGCAGGACGGGCGGAGGCAAGAGCTGGCTGAACCTCTTCTTCGTGGCCAACGCCATCAAGAGCGGGCACACCTTCATCCTCTACCCGTTGGAGATGACCCTCTACGACACAGCCTTCCGGCTCTACACGATCTTCAGCCACCAGATGTTCGGTGCGGATAAGGCCATCAGTAACCTTGACCTGATGCATGGCAAGGTGACTAAGGCCAAGATCGTGCGGCTCATGCACTTGCTGGAGGACCGCTTCGCTGGGCGGCTGCTCGTTGCTGACGTGGGGTCTCTTAGCGACCCCTACACCATCGAGAGAATCGACGCAGAGGTCGAGCTCCATCGCCCGGACGGGTTCTGGGTAGACTACATCACCCTGATGAAGGCGCCAGGAGGTAAGGGGATAGATGACTGGGGAGCCATCCGGGTCCTCTCGCAGGGCATCAAGGGCATCTCGATGCGACGCAACACGATGGGGGGATGCAGTGCTCAGGTCAACCGAGAGGCTCTTCGGCAGAAGGTGTTCCTTCCTCGACTTGAGCACATCTCCTACGGCGACTCCATTGGTCAGGACTCTGATCTTGTTGTCAGCATCAATCGTCCTGCGAACGACCCACATCTCTACTACGCTCTTGTTAAGCATCGTGGGGGACCAGAATTCGGTAAGACAAGAGTCAAGTGGGACGTCGACAGCGGCGACATCGGAGAGACCGCCCACCAAGACCCCGATGGCAGTGATGAGGGAGGCGTCGATGGCGTCCAAGTCGAGACGAGCATTAGCTAAGAAGGAGATCGAGGAGCACTTCGCCAAGTTGCGTTATCACTACGGCTCCGAGGGTGCCTCCTGGCTGATGCTCATGCTCAACGACTACGTCGACGAGCACTCGCTTACTGTGGCGCAGGCGCTGTTCGCGGTCGACCTGTGGGCTCGTACCTCCCAGCTCATCTACGACGAGCAGGGGTTCGAACGTCTGAGGGAGTGCCAGCAGCTGGCCATGGCTTCTAGCCACCCGCATGCCGAGCTCCGTCAGATGTACTTGGCGATGGTGTCGGGCTGATGCGTGAATCAGAGTTCGTGCGCAGGTTGGACGAAGTCATCAGACAGATTGCAGTGGATATCGGCTGTAAGACTGGAGACATGCCTCCCGACCTCAATCCGTTCCCTCGTTTGAACTGGCGATACCGTGCACGCTGACAACCCACACCTGTCGATAGATGACCTGGAGCGGATGCGAGAGAAGTATGTAAAGGCTGGTAGGACAGCCTGGTTTGAGGGCCTCTACCCAGACGAGTTTGAAGAGGCGGAGCGTTTGTTGAACGAGTTGCCCGCCAACCACCCTCTTAGCAAGATCACACGCAGATGCTAGCCGAAGAACTCGGCATAACAAGCGTGGAAGATGTATTAGAACGACGGCTTGGGCTAGACGGTCTACGACAGGGTCGTGAGTACCAAATTTATTGCCCGAACCCCAATCACGAGGACCACAATCTGGGCAGCTGCTCCGTCAACCTCACTACGGGGCTCTGGAAGTGTTGGGCATGCGGAGCGCACGGAGACCTCATTCGGCTTGTCTCGCTCTCCCAGGGCATCGCTACCCTGGAGGCCAAGCGAGCTCTACAGCCGAACACGAGGGAGGCTCTAGCTGCCTCGACTAGCTACAAGTTGAGTCAGGCGCTGGCTTCTGCTAGGCCGAGCAAGCATGCGCGCGCGTTGGGCGGACCCTACGAGAGCGGTCCTCTGACGGAGCTCCGCAACAGAGGGTTCTCCGCAGAGACGCTCAAGCGGTGGGGGGTGCGTTGGGTGGCGGAAGAGCAGCTCGCCAAGAAGGATCCCAAGCCGGACGAGCTTCCGACCTACACTATCCGTCAGTGCTACGCCATCCCTGTAGAGGACGAGCACAGCCAGCTCCTCTCTTGGTGTTATCGGCGGACAGGTGATTCGCCCAACTGGCAGCCACGGTACCTCTACTCCACCCACGCTGACATCGGGGCTATGTGGTTCGGGCTCCGCCACCACGCCAACGAGCGAGCCGTCTACGTGGTCGAGGGGGCTCTCGACGCCATGTGGCTGGACCAGGCGGGGCTGCCAGCTCTGGCGATGCTCGGCGCCGGTCTCAGCGACCAGAAGGTGCGCAGGTTGCTCCGCTATCGAGAGGTCACGGTGTTCGCCGATCGGGACAACGGCGGGCTTCAAGCTCTTCTCACCCTAGGTCGAGTGCTGGGAGGCAACCTACGTCTAAGGGTAGCCCGGTACCCAAGCTGGTACTCCAAGGACGGCAAGGTTGACCCGCAGAACGTTCACCCAGTAGATCTCGAGATCGCGGCGCACCGAGCTCTACCGTGGCAAGTCTTCCTACGAGCCTTCGCTTGAGGTAGCAGATTTTTTCTACGAATCACGTGCCTTCTGTTGGCGTCTGTGCTAAGATGCTCGTATGACCACCACTAACGAGTGCCTCCACGGAGGCTACCACCAGCCAGGGCAGTGCCCGGAGGCCAATGTCTTCGAGCGAGAGGCCTTCTACGACGAGCTCTACGAGCGGCAGGTGATGTCGGTCCTCGACCATGCCGAGACCATCGACGATTCCCGCACGCTCGCCGACCTGGACTTCGAGCCCCGCACCGTTGAGATCTGTCCAGACTGTGGCTCTGGTCACACCACTGAGTCTCGCATCTGGCGTGATGGCGAGCCGACCAACTTCTGCTGCACCGAATGCGGAGCGAGGTGGACGCTGTGAACATCATCGACAAGCTCGCAGAGCAGGGCATCGATCGAGAGCGGTTGGAGCGGGTGATGAAGCCCAAGGCAGAGAACTGGGGTCACCTCGTCTATGCCTTCGAAGTGGTCACTGTGTTGGGAACGGTCCTCGACGCCATGCAAGAGGAGGTTCGCTGGCCTGACGTTGCTGACGAGCTCTATGACGCTCTTCAAGACGCTGCTGATGACAACAGCAATTGGTTGGAGCGTACCTACAGAGAGATCGAGGTCGCTTACTCCCGAGCATCTGTTGATGCTCTCAGCAAGATCTTCAAGCACTTGCGTGACCTTGATCAGCGTGGCCGCGATGAGGTGACTCGGGACGGTTGCCGTCGGGCCATGGCCATAGTCGAGCGACTTCGATCTGCAACGGCAGCGGGCAGTTAGCATCTGTGCGCAGCTCAACCAGCTCAGCCAAGATGAACCAGCACACCACCAACCATGTAGAAGCAGGAGACCGATGACCCCCACTGCAACCCCCATCTCTGTCGACGACCAATGGGCAGCCGCCCAGCGGGAGTTCGGTAAGAAGGTGAAGACCTTCGCCCGCAATAGTGCCTATGCCGTACCCGGCTACGACGAGGTGGACATGGAGCAAGAGCTCCTCGTCGTGCTGTGGGAATGCGTGGTGAACTACGACCCCGGCAAGGGAGCTCGGTTCAACACCTACTTCCAGACCTCCGCCAAGAACCGTATCGTGAGCCTGATCCGGCGGTTCCAGGCTCTGAGCCGCACGGCTGAAGTAGCATCTCTAGACGTAGAGGCTGTGTCGCTAGCGGTGGACGAGGTGTTCGCCAAGGGCTACTCCGCTGAGGACACCGCGCTGTTGCGCATGGAAGTGCGTGAGGCAGTAGCCACCCACGGAGAGGCATCCCTTGAGGGACGACGAGGACGGAAGCCGAAGCGGGTCGCCTAGCTCTAGGCAGGTAGACCACCTGGCCAACCCTCGTGCCGCTAGGTTCCTCGACTCGCTGGCTGCCCACCCGTTCCTCTGCATCGTCGTAGAGGGCGATAGGGTCAAGCTCTACGAGAAGGACATGGCGCCGGAGGCTCTAGAGGACCTCCTCACGGCTCTGGAGCGTACCATACCAGAGCGAGCTGCTGACCTAGGCAGCGAAATGCCCGGAGGAGGCAGTTAGTGGGTCTCACTGCTAAGACGTTTAAGGGACTTGACAAGAAGCGCATGAAGAAGCGGTCAGGTGGTGGCGGGGACCGCGTCAAGGTGGAGGACGACAAGCCCAATACCGTGCAGTTCTACGTCGCTCCTGACGAGTTCGAGGAGTTCGAGCAGCACGGGTGGCAGAGCGGCGGCAACTGGAATTTCGTCCCCTGCGCAGGCGAGGGTTGCCCGCTGTGCACCAATGAGGATGAGAAGATCCGTAAAACGAGCTACCGCTTCTGTGCGCCGGTCTTCGACCACAAGCAGAAGAAGAGTCTCATCCTCGAAGGTCCGCAGACGATGGCGAGCATCATCTTCCGGCGCTACGAGGCTTGCGAGCGTCGGCGGGCGGGCTCGTTCCTCCGCAAGGTTTGGGATGTCACTCGGTTCAGCGGGACTCCCACTACCTTCGATTGCGAGGAGAGCGAGAGCACGGCCAAGAACCCCAACGGGTTGCCGGAGCGGCTCGACCCCGCCAAGTACATCCAGGCTCAGATGGACCGCTACTACGAGAACGCCTCGGCGGACGTGTCAGCCCTGGATGATAACTTCGATGGCGACAGCTTCGAGGAAGACGAGGATTGGCTGGACCTCGACGAGGAAGGTGAAGAGGCCTGGGACAAGGAGTCCCTCCTGGCCCTGAAGCCGTCTGAGCTCAAGGACGCCGCCGCCGAGTTCAACATCAAGGTGCGCGAGGTCACTCGGGAGAACCGACCCAAGCTCATCGCAGCCATCCTGCGCAAGCAGGGCTAGTCCAACCCCAAGCAAAACCAACAACAAGGAGACCACACACGTGGGAAGCAGCAAGATCAAGAAGGCACTCACGGCGCTGGAGGAGGCGCTCGGTGAAGCGGGGTTGGACTCTGTCCACGTCTCGCTCCAGATCCCGATCGGCTCCGGAGGCGTCTCGGAGGACGACCTCGACGACGGCGAAGAGGCCGTCGACGACGAGGACTGGGAGGAGGGTGGCGAAGAGGAAGAGGGCGAAGGCGAGCCCTACACTCGCGACGAGCTTGACGCCATGGAGACCAGCGACGTGCAGGCCATCTACAAGGAGCTCGTCGGTCCCCTGAAGCCTCGTACTCGCAAGAACACCCTCGTCACCGAGATCCTGGAGGCGCAGGAGGCTGGCGACGAGGAAGAGGGCGAGGAGGCTGGTGACGACGACTGGGACGACGAGGTCGTTGACGAGGAGGCTGAGCCCGAGGAGGAGGCCGAAGACGGCTGGGACGACGACTGGGATGACGAGCCGGAGCCCGCTCCCACCAAGCGTCCCGCCAAGAAGGCTGCTCCGGTCAAGAAGGCGGCGAAGCGCCGATGAACCGCACCGAGTTCATCAACGACCTCACCGAGTCCATGGATGGCCACGGTCTGAGCAAGACAGTCGTCAAGGCCACGGTGGAGGCCTTCGAGGAGCTCGTCAAGGACGAGCTCGCCGAGGGAAGCGGCAGCGTCGTGCTCAGCGGGTTCGTCAAGTTCGAGCGGAAGGAGCGTGCCGCTCGCACGGGTCGCAACCCTCAGACGGGTGCGGAGATCCAGATCCCCGCCAAGACGGTGGTCAAGGTTACCCCGCTGAAGGCGTTCAAGGACGCCGTCCTCTAGTCCGCCCACCATAGCAGCCAGAAGGGGAGTCGTCTCGGTGTTGGGGCGACTCCCCTTCCTCGTCTAGGAGGTGCAGCATGCGCATGAAGAAGGGGTCCCTCGTCGTTGTGGAGGGGCTCGACTCAACAGGAAAGACGACGCTCGTGGACGCTCTAGCAGAGCACGTCCACGGCATCACGGCGGTGCACTCGCCCAGCGGTGGCGGTGAATTGGGCCAGGAGATCTACGAGCTCACCGAGCGGCCCAGGCCAATGGAGGGGCTTACTCGTCAGTTCTTACATCTTGCGGCCCACGTTGAGATTTACCAGAACACAGTAATCCCTGCCCTCTCGCAGAGCGCGGTCGTGATGGACAGGAACTGGTGTTCTACTTACGCCTACGGGATCGCAGGAGGCGTGCTGAAGAGCACCCCCATCTTCTCAGCCGATTGGTATGACACCGTGCAGTACCCTGCTCAGGGACAGGTGCCAGATCTCGTCGTGCTCTGCTTGGAGCCTCATCGAGACGACCGCCACAACACGCCGGAGCTCGAAGCTGCGTACCTTGATCTCAAGCGGAGGCTCGACAAGGACCCCGCTCTCAAGCACGTCCGGATCATGCCCAAGCTCAGCAAGCGGGCACAGCTCATCGCTTTGATGCAGATGTGCCAGGAAGCCAACCTCACAAGGAGCTAGCGATGCACGAGTTCGTAGGCGAGGTCAATGAGGTGTACCCCGCCATGCTGCAAGCGGTGTTCAAGTTCGGCGAGCGTGTGCCGTCGAGAGTCGCCCCCACCATCGAGCTGCACCCCCTCGTGGCCGAGTTCGAGAACCCTCGTCGGCGTCTCGTCACCTCGTACGGCAGGGCAGTCAACGTGCCGTTCATGCTGGCTGAGGTGGTGCACATCCTCAACGGGCGAGAAGACCTCGCCTTCCTCGACCAGTTCAACAGCCAGGTCAAGGAGTACAGCGACGACGGTGTGCGCTTCAATGCTGCCTACGGACACCGGCTCCGTCACGCACACGGCTACGACCAGGTCAGGGATGTCATCAAGCTCCTCAAGCGGGACCGGGGTACCCGTCAGGCGACGCTCACGATCTGGCACCCAGACGACCGCCATCACGAGCTTGTGCACGTCGAGTCGCACAACGGCGGTGTCGGTGATGGATGGAGCAAGGAAGAACCTCGCCAGGTCAAGGACCGGGCCTGCAACCTGCTCGCCCACCTGATGATCCGGGATGGTGTGCTCAACTGGATGCAGGTCATGCGGAGCAATGACGCCATCTGGGGGCTCCCCTACAACCTCATGCAATGGACCTACCTCATGGAGTACATCGCCAACGAGGTGGGCGTGGAGCTCGGCGTCTACCGGCATATCGCCGACAGTTTCCACATCTACGACTACCACGAGGACGAGGCAAGCAAGGTCGCGCCCTTCGACCTCTACGAGCATCAGGGCCTGCGCTCTCGTTCGCATGCTCCGATGATCGCTGACGAATCTGCGTTGGAAGCAGCGGTCGAGCTCGCCAACCATGGTTGGAGCAGCGTTCATCACCCCGGCAACGTTCCTCAGTGGGTGATCGACTTTGGCCAGATCTGGTCAAGCTGGCGCTCCTATAAGGAGCTCGACGATGCCGGAGCCCAGCATCAACTGACACGCGCCAACGATCAGATCTTCGCAGCGGCGACTTATCGCTTCTACTGGTCCAACCGCTGGCACAAGCAGGACCCCGGTCATCCGCGCCCAGACACCGTCAGAGCCGCATGGGGTTCGACCATCGGTGACTGGATCATGGCGTCATGACCACACTGCTTCAGATGCCTGTCGAGAAGTACATGGACGAGCGGGCGTTCGAGTTCGAGCAACTCGCCGCTCACGCCAAGACCAACCCGCTCGACCTACGGGTGGCGCTCTCCAACGTCTTCGTCTCTATGGCCCGCCAGGGTCACATGCGTACCCTCAAGAGGTGACTCGCCTAGTACACTAGAGGCTACAATGGTCCGTATGGACCACGTCTCGATCTACGCCCTTTGCGACCCTGGCGGAGAGATCCGTTATGTAGGAAAGACGATGCAGCCGGTGAGCAACCGACTATCCATGCACGTCGCTGAAGCCAAGAACCCTCGATACCAGTGTCACAGACTCAACTGGATTCGATCTCTGTTGGATCAGGGAGCTCGCCCGGAAGCTGTGCTGCTGATGAAGGTGCCTGTCGCAGAGTGGGAGCTCTGGGAGTGCACCTAGATTGCTGTGTTGCGGGAGGCAGGCTACCGCCTGGTTAACAACACAGACGGTGGGGACGGGCGTGTAGGCCCATTGAGCGAAGAGACGCGCCGCAAGATCGGCGAGGCCCATCGGGGGAAGCCGGTCAACCAGCCTGGCGTACCTTTGAAGGTGACGCACCGAGCGGCCATCAGCCGGTCGCTGGCAGGGAACCAACGAGGCAAAGGGAACCGTGGCAAGAAGCTCAGTGAAGAGCACAAGCGGAAGATCGGCGAGGCGCGACGCCGAGCCTACGAGCGCCAGAGGGCAGAAGCCAGGTGATGCAGCGAAGGCGAAGGGCTCCAGGCTCGTTCACCTTCATTAGCTACGTGCACACCGATTATTCGTCACTAGACGGACTCGGTACCGTGCCTGAGTACGTCGAGAGGGCCAAGGCGGACGGCCAGGAGGCCCTGGCGATCACGGACCACGGCAACCTCTGTGGGCTCCCGGAGTTCTACAAGGAGTGCCGCAAGGCGGACATTGAACCAATCCTTGGTGAGGAGTTCTACTTCACCATCGACGCTGAACGCCACCGGCTAGAGACCAAGGGCAAGTCCACCAAGCACGAGGAAATGGCGGAGGCCGAGAGCGAGGGCCTGGGCCGCTACCACGTCGTGATCCTCGCCCGTGGGCAGCGAGGCTACGAGACGCTCTGCGAGCTCTCGACAGCCACGCACCACAACTTCTACGGCAAGCCGCTCCTCGACCGCAACATCGTCAACGAGCTCTCCGACAAGGACCGGGACAGCCTCGTGTGCCTCTCGGGCTGTGCGACCTCTGTGATCTCGAGAGCGGTGCTAGCAGGCGACATGCAAGGTGCTGCCCGACACCTCATCTGGTGGCGTGAGATGTTCCCGCACTTCTACATCGAGCTTCAGCACCACGACACCGACTTCGATCGAGAGATCAACCGAGGGCTCTTGCGGCTCGCCAAGCGGTACGAGGTGCCCATCGTCGTCACCAACGACCCGCACTACGCCGTGCCAGAGGACCATGAGCATCATGACGCGCTGCTTGCCATCCAGACGGCCAGCGACATCGACGACCCCGAACGTTTCGCCTTCTCCGGCTCCGGCTACCACCTCCGTACCGAGCGGGAGATGCGGGAGGCCTTCTCTCGCTATGGGTCTGAGGTCTGGAAGCCAGGCATCCTCAACACGCAGGTGGTGGCTAAGCTTTGCCACACCAGGATCAAGGACTGGGAGAGCAAGACCTGGCACATCCCCAAGTTCCCTGACGTTGAAGACAGCCAAGCCTTCCTCCAGAAGTTGACCATCAAGGGGCTCAAGGAGCTGGGTCGGTTCAGCGACAGAGAGTACGTCAAGCGCGCCAAGTACGAGCTGGGCGTCTTCGAGGAGGTGGGCATAGCCGACTTCCTACTCATCACCTGGGACATCATCGAGGAGGCCAGGCGGCTTGGCATCGGTGTAGGTCCTGGGCGAGGCTCCGTGTGTGGAACCCTCGTTGGCCAGACCATCCGTCTCCACAAGATCGATCCGATCAAGTACGAGCTGCGGTTCGACCGCTTCTTGAACCCCGCTCGCCCAAAGATGCCCGACATCGACACCGACTTCAGCCAGGAGCGGCGGGAGGAGCTCTTCCCCTACATCATCAGGAAGTACGGCGCCGAGAACGTGGTGACTGTCTGCGCCTACCAGACGCTGAGGCTCAAGAGCGCCTTCCAGTCCATGGCCCGAGCCTACGGCATCGAGTGGAACGAGCGGCAGAAGCTGACTAAGCTCCTCGCCAACGACGACGAGAACAGCATCGACCTCCTGCCCGACGAGCTCCGTGAGGCACACCCCGAACTGGCTTCACGCATGCTTCGGCTCTCGGGCACCAAGAAGGGTGTCAGCCAGCACCCAGCCGGAGTGATCATTGCTGACCCCAAGGATCGTATTGCCAAGATGGTCCCAGAGATGTGGATCGCCTCCAGCAAGCGGATGGTTGGCCAGTACGATCTCTTGGCAGCAGAGGCAATGCACCTGCTCAAGCAGGACCTACTTGGGCTCCGCACGATCGACACCATCGAGCACAGCGTCGATCTCATCGAGCAGAGCACAGGTGAGGTGCTAGATCCTGACTCGTGGGTGCCAGACGACGAGCCAGGTGACGACAAGGTCTGGGAGATGCTGGCGGAGGGTCGCACAGGTGGCGTGTTCCAGATGGAGGGACCGGCCAACCAGCAGGGTTGTCGAGAGGTGCAGCCCAATTGCTTTGAAGACGTGGTGAGCATCACCGCGCTCTACCGCACCGGCGCCATGTCGGCGGGCTTTCCCAAGGTGTTCAATGAGAACCGCCGTAAAGGCACCATCGACTTCATCCACCCTGACCTAGAGCCTATCCTGGGCCACACCTCTGGCGTGGTGCTCTACCAGGAGCAGGTCATGGACATGGGGGAGTTCCTCGCTGGGTTCGACATGGTACAGGTAGACGATATCAAGGACGCCATCAAGAAGAAGGATCCCAAGGTCTTCGCCATCATCTCTCCCCTGTTCATCAGGGGTTGCATGGAGCACAGCGGGATGAGTGAGTCGGTAGCCAAGGAGATCTGGCGTTACATCGAGGGCTATGCGGGGTATGGCTACAACCGGTCGCATGCCGTGGCCTACACCATGCTGACCTACCAGACAGCTCGACTCAAGGCTCTTTACCCCCTAGAGTTCCTCACAGCTCTGCTCCGCACGGTCAAGGGCTCCTCCAAGGAGGCCAAGGCCAAGCGAGAGGGCTACATGAGGGAGCTCATGGAGTACGGCTACACGATGCTGACTCCTTGCATCAACCGCTCTGACGAGCTCGCCACACCAGACGTCGAGCACGAGGGTGTCAGGTTTGGACTCTCAGACATCGCTGGCGTAGGTCACAAGGCCGCCAGCAAGATCGTTGATGGGCGCCCCGAGGGAGGCTACACGTCGGTCAAGACGCTGATGGCGGTGGCCAACAACACCGGCACCATGGACCACCTGCACGACGCCTGTGCCCTGGAGGTGCTCGGGGCTCCAGGAGACCTTAACGTAGCAGAAGAGAAGCTCAACTGGCAGTTCGTCGACCGCATGGCAACTTACCGAGAGAAGTACGCGCTCAAGGTGCGGTTGCCCGTCGAGAACAAGAACGACAAGTGCCTGATCATCGGGGAGATCCGCAAGATCACTCGGGGCACTACCAAGGGCAACAAGCCATACGTCACCTGGCACCTTCAGTGGGACATCACGCACACGTACGATATCCGTCTGTGGAGCGGGACCGACTCGCTCTGGAAGCTCAACGAGGGATCCGTGGTGGCTGTGCAGGGTGAGTGGGAACCGACATGGCATAACCTGAGCGTTGGTCGGTCCAAGCAGGTCAAGATCATCAAGGCCATTTGATGGCAAGGTGCCTTTACACTTACCCCTCTCAGGATCGATGCATGTTCACCGGCTGCGGGGAAGGTGAGGATTTCTGCCCTGCCCACAGGATTATTATCAGAGAGCAGCGCAGCGAGCAGAAGCGGCTAGAGCGTAAGCGTCAGGAAACGGTTGAGAGGCGTCGCAACAAGAAGCCGGAGGTACCGATGGCAGTCGAGCGGCGCCCACCTGTGATCGGTCCTCCTGGAGACCCCACTGCACCCTACTGCACCTGCAAGGGCAGAACAGCAGACCACGAGCCGTGCACCAACTGCGGAAAGCCGCACTTCATGGACTGGCGAGAGAGCAAGCTCAAGAAGAAGGAGACCGCTAGTGGCAACCAAGGATAAGGAAGTCACACTGCTGGAGCTGGAAGCGGCACTCCAGAAGAGGTTCGGCAGGGGTGTTATCCGTCGGGCTAGCGATCCATCTCTCGAGATCACGCGCATCCCTACGGGCGTCCTGAGCGTCGACTACCTGCTTGGTGGAGGCATCGCTCGCAACCGTCACACGGAGCTCTACGGGCAGTACAGCGTGGGCAAGAGCCTTCTGGCCCAGCGGACCATCGCTTCGGCTCAAGCGAACGGCCTGAGGTGCGCCTACGTAGACGTCGAGGGCTCCTTCGACCCTGTCTTCGCCGAGCACCTTGGGGTGGACCTCGAAGAGCTCTTCATCCCCGACGAGCTGGAGCATGGGAACGCCATCGTCGACTACATCGAGTTCCTCCTGCGCAGCGAGCTCTACGACACCATCACCATCGACTCCATCGCTGCTCTCCTACCCAAGGAAGAGCGCGAGGCCAGCTCGGAGAAGAGTACCTACGGAGCGAGTCAGGCGAAGCTCATGAGCTCGGGGTTGCGCAAGCTGACCACAGCCAACAAGAAGACGGCTCTGGTGTGGATCAACCAGATGCGGGACTCTATGAGCATGTTCGTCCCCAACACCACCTCCGGGGGTCGAGCGATGGGCTTCTACGCCGGTGCTCGCATCGAGATGAACCGTGTCGAGATCATCAAGCAGAGCCGCAAGCGTCGCAACGTCAAGACCGGCAAGGTGGACACGGTAGATGTGCCGGTGGGGCATCGTGTGCTGCTCAAGGTTGATAAGGACAAGACCGGCGGGGCTCGGCAGTTCGCCCAGGGCACCTTCGTGTTCAACTACGAGGACAGCTGCATCGACGAGATCGAGGAGCTCATCTACGTCGGCTCCGAGCTCGGCCTTGTGATGAACAAGGGCAACATGTACGCTGTCAAGAGGTTTGCTGACGAGCGTCAGAACGGTCGACCTCGTTTCAAGGCTTGGCTTCTCAAGCAGAAGGCTGTCCAGGAAGAGCTCCAGGAGCTGTGCGAGGAGCAGGTCTATGCGTAGGCTCCGCAAGTGGTGGAGGCTTAGAAACTCAAGGCCCGTCTACGTCTCGCTGTACGGCTCTGATGGCGAGGTGGCAGGGCAGTTGGTGCCCTTCTACAGGGGATCCAATGTGGATGAGATCATGTTCACAAACATGCCAACATGCACGATAGAGGCCGTGTATGTCAATGGTAAGGAGATCCCGATGTTCTTCCCACGCACACTGAACCGTGGCCAGTCTATCTTCTGGCGAGGCGAGGAATTTCACATTGGGTGAGTTGCCTCCTTGGCTCACTGGCAAGGAGCGGCTCCGCGAGCAGAACAGATCGAGTAGGAAGCAAGAGACAGCTAGGGCAGCTGAGGTGGGCGGCAAGCGACAGCGAGGCTCCGGCTCCAAGCATCAAGCACCCAGAGACGTCAAGACAGCAACGCACCTCGAAGAACTGAAGGAGACCGATGGAAACAGGATCACCATTGACGCCAGGGACTTCGCCAAGCTCCAACGGCAAGGACGGCAGCAAGGTCGGTCCGTCCGCTTCGTCGTCGAGTTCAAGCAGCACGGACTCCGCCTCATCATCGAAGAGGGCTAGGTGCCCCAGCTGCAAGAGTGAGTACCCGGAGAGGGGCAACAAGGTTCGCTACGACGCTGGCGATGCATTCCGCCACAAGGATTGTGACGATCCATTTCATTACGTACGAGACCAGCACTCTCCTGCGATCATGTCTCAGCACCGGGAGAGCGACATGCGGGTGCACACCAACCTCTCCTTCAGCCTTTACGGCTCGCGCATCCATGTCGAGCAGGCCTTGAAGGATCTCAGGCGGCTGTTGGAGCTGAACGGCTATCGAGATGCCAAGATCAGCGGGTTGGTCACCTCACTCAGTGGATCCTGATAAGAAGCTCCTCTCCAAGCTCGTAAGGGCTATGAAGAACACGGAGCAGGATCCTCTGCGCCCGCTCATCGACGAGTACCTCGTGAAGCGGGAGCGGCGGGACCTACGCTCCAAGCGCCTGAAGGAGTACAGGGTTCCTCTTCTACCGGACGTGCGGCCAGGTGGGCGTCTCTCTCCCAGCGCCATCTGCGGCTGTAAGCGGCTCGCTGCGTTCAAGTACGCCGGTGTGCAGGGCGACGAGAGGATCGACCCTGACACTGAGTTGATCTTCGACGACGGCAACTGGCGGCACCACCGTTGGCAGGCTACCTTCCTCGACATGGAGGCCTTGCTCGGGCGAGAGCGGATCCGTGTGCTCGGGATCGAGGATCGTGTCGGCGACGAGCGGCTTCACATTGCAGGTTCACTAGACGTCTTGCTGGCTATCAAGGTGCGACGAGGCAACGGGATGGTGTGGGAGAAGTACCTCATTGACATTAAGGGGATCAACACCTACGGGTTCAGCCGCATCACCATGGACAACGCGGCCAAGTCGGAGCACGTGCGGCAGGTCATCACTTACTGCAAACTGCGGCAGATTCGCAGAGGGTTGCTGCTCTACGAGAACAAGAACAGCAACGAGATCCGGGTCTTTCAGGTGCCGTTCAACCAGAAGCTCTGGCAGGAGGTCGAGGACTGGTCTTTGGAGGTGCTCGACGCCTTGGAGCACAAGCGGCTACCCCCGATGCACCCCGAGTGCGAGGGAGGCACCTACCTGTGGGAGAAATGCCCTTACCGTCGGCTCTGCTACGGCATGGAGCCAGCTGAGGCGAGGCGTGAGACCTACGTACACTTCAAGGGTGTCGACGAGGCTTGGGCGGCTGGCCACGAGGATTGGGAGGAGCGGGGTTGAGCAAGCGAGCGTTCTATGGGGAGATTGACGAAGAGCTGGGTTGGTATTGGCTTTCACCGTCACCTGTTCCTGGCAACCCTCCTTATGCCGAGCTGATGAAGCTTGGCGAGCTGCCTTCCATCGAAACGCAGATCTGTCGTTGGATGGAACACCTGGCAACTAAGGGCGCCGTTTTCACCGCCGAAGGCACTCTCAAGAAGATCGAGGAGGAGATCGGCGAGCTGAAGGATGCCCCCGACGATCCAGAAGAGGTGGCAGACATCATCATCGCAGCCATCGTCTTCTTCCATCAGAGTGGACATCGAAATCTTGGCGCTGAGCTGTGCAAGAAGATGCGCAAGAACGAGGCTCGCACTTGGGCCATCCAACCAGATGGGAGTTTCCACCATGTCTGAGGTTTTGCACAGCGATCAGCCAGGCGACATCTCAGGGCCTTCACAAATGGGCGTCGGCATGCGAGTACCTGCCATCGTGTTTGACATCGATGGTGTGCTGTGCGACTCGGCCCAGAGCATCGCAGATGCCATCGAGGCAGCTCATGCCGTTGCTGAGCATGTCGACTGGATCGAGTGGAACAAGGGCGAATTCGCCTGCCACCCCGAGTACGTAGCCTTGGCTCAGCTACTCGCTCAGGCGGACGTGGCGATCATCCTGCTCACAGCCCGCCAGGAGCCTTCAAGGGAAGTCACGGAGTTGTGGCTCCAGAAGCACAGCATCCCCTTCGATGAGTTGCTCATGCGACCCATGGACCACGACTACTTCACCTGGAAGCAGGATGCTCTCTTGGCCTTGCGGAGCTCCGCATTTGACGTAAAGGTGGTGCTGGAGGATTCCTCCGCACACGTCGCTGCCATTCGCCGAGAGGTCGAGCTGCCGGTGATCCACGTGCAGAACGTGGGGAGTCACCTCCAGTAGCCGTGGCACTCGATGACATCCCTTCCGCCGCCACCGCTGATCCCCATTGTCCGGCATGCAGGCTCGGACGAGGTGACGAGATCGACTATGCACTCGGCGGGGAGACGATCTATCAGTGTGACACGTGTCAGCACCGTTGGGCCGAGCGAGATCGAGGTCACCAGAGCTCTGCGCACAGGCCAGGGAACTAGGGACGCCAGGGGCGCCGCCGACTCCTTCGCCCTGGCCCGCATGCTCGAACTGTTCGCCGCGGTCGATGATGTATGCTCTGAGGACGACGCATTCGCCCCCGACAAGTTGCGCATGGGCCTAGGGAGGATTTACAGAGCATGGAAAATCTGTCGGGCGGAGTTGGATCCCAACTTCAATGCTGAACGTGATGGACTGGCTAAGGCGGAAGGCGGAGCAGTCAGTCATGGAGCAGGAGGAACCGATGCTACCATGCACACTTCTCATGCACCTGTTCTACGGCCCCGATATCGACGGAAGGTCAGAGCCCGCCCGTGATCAACGAGAGCAATTGGCCAAGGCCTTATGTGCCACATGCGAGCAGCGGGTTCCCTGCCTTAGACGAGCGGTGCGGAACAGGGAGAATCTAGGTGTACAGGGCGGCATGGGCGAAGGAGAGCGAAGAGCTTACCTTCAGCACCTCAAGGATGAAGGTTACGAGAACTGTCCAGAGGATGATGTCGAGTTGTACGCATCACTTAGAGAGTTTTACCAGAAACACGAAGGCCGCTACATACATACGCTGGAGTTGGATGTGATGGCTGAGTGGGAAGCTTATCATTGGATGCTAGAGTCCGAATGAGCTTTTCAGTACTCGGTGTAGACCTTTCGTTGACAGCCACCGGCATCAATTTGAACGACGGCAAGCCTCGACAGCACCGTCTTATCCGCACCAAGCCGGATGAGCATCTGGAGGTGCGAAAAGATCGGATCGTCACTTCCATCCTCCGCTATGCGAAGAGGTCGAGGTGCAGCATCGTGCTCTTGGAGAAACTCAACAGCGGTCCCAAGAACCACGACAACCGACCAGCTCAGGCCATGAGCGTCGTGACTCGGGAACTCTGGTTGGCGGGCATCCCTTACGATGAGGTGGCCAGCAACACGGTCAAGCTCTACGCCACCGGCAACGGTCGAGCTGAGAAGCCGGAGATGGTCGAGGCAGCAGAGGCGCTCGGGGTGGACCTGAGCGCGTACGCCAAGTCGCTCCGCCACAACGTGGCTGATGCCATCTGGGTTGCTGCTTGGGGATACTCCCACCGAGATACGCTGTCTGTGATATAGTGGTGGGGTGCGGACGTGTCCCAAGTGTGGTCAGACCAAGCCTGAGTCGTGCTTCTACCAGAGTAAGAAGACCAACGGTTGTAGAGCGTGCGAGCGTTTGGCTGCTGGCAAGTACAAGAGGAAACTGACGCCTGAGCGTAGGGCAGAGATCAACGCTAGAGCTCGTCAGCGACACCAAGAGCGCCGGAAGGATCCTGAGTACGTAGAGGCCAGGAACGCAAGAGCGAGGGCGCAGAGCCGAGCAGCACGAGAGGACCCTGTGCGTCGAGCTGCCATAGCGGCAGCCACTAGAAGTCGCAACCTGTTGAAGGCCCACGGCATGCAGGAGGAGGACTTCGACGAGCTCTGCGAACTGCAAGGTGGCGTCTGTGCCTTGTGCGACGGGATCCCGAGTGGCCGCGGCCCGAACAAGTTCTTGCACGTAGACCACGATCACACTTCTGGTGTGCTGAGGATGCTCCTGTGTAGCAACTGCAACACGGCTCTCGGGCTCATGAAAGACAACCCTGATCTGCTTCGAAAGGCAGCCGAGTACTTGGAGATCTTCGCATGATCCATGTGGCCCGTTGGGGCAAGCACCACGAGCACGAGCTCGACGTAGGATAGGTGCTGTGAAGTCCCCCAGCCACTTCCGATGCTTCCCCTGTCGAGCGCTCACCGAGATCGATCGGTCGCTGGAGCTCATGACGTGCGCCAACTGCGGAACGCACGAGGGAGACCTGGTCAACATAGTGGCTTGCCCACGGCCAGAGACCTACACGCTTCCCGGCGAGAGCTGGCGGTGCAGCCTTCCCTTCCACGACTACCAGCGGGACGCCCACGTGGTCCCTTGGGAGCAGCGTGAGATGCTGCTGACGGACTGATGGCTACTGCAACCAAGACCCTCAACTTCAAGATCAACCTGGCCCCACTCCGCTGGGCGCTGCGCCAGATCGACCACACGCTCACGACTTGGTTCAACAAGCCATGGAACGTTGAGAACAAGTACGACCGACAGCGGCTGCGCGAGCTCGCCCAGAACGCAGTCGTGCTCGATGCTCTCGCTGATGACGATGCCTGAGCCCACCAAGCGGGAGATCAACCGGGGCATCGCCAGGGGGGCTCGTTGCCCCAACTGTCGAGCCTTCTGGTCTTGGTGTGTCTGCTCTGCTGTGGAGCGAGCATCTGCCATGCGAGCCCTGCTGGAGGAGCAGGTGCTGCTCTTCCGAGAGGTGGCTCACTGTGCCTGGCACCTCCTCGACGATGGTGGTGAAGTCGAGGGCGATGATGAGATGTGGCAAGGATCCAAGCGGGATGCCGACAGACTCTCGGATGCGCTCAACGACCTAGAGGCGAGTGGCTGGGACGCACACCCTGATGCCTGACTTCCTGCCTGATGGTGAAGAGCGCTTCGAGGAGCTCGTGGAGTTCATGCTCCACATGCACAGCAGCCGGGACCTCGATCCGCTGTACCCAGTGCTGCGCAAGCTCCAGAACAACTTCAACCGAGAGCAGGGGCTCTGGTTCAGCTTCCTCTACGTGGCGTGGTACAACCTGCCTTCGGCTTGGGCAGCGTTCAACATGTCTACCTACCCGACCGAGCTGCTACCTCTGTGGCTGGACCCCAAGTGGCCGACCGGCACAGAGCGTCGAGCCAACCGTGGTGGCAAGGTGGCCGAACACATCCAGGACTACATGCTCAAGATCGCGGGGAGCCGTAGTCAGTACCGCTGGTACACCAAGGACTTGGTGCTGGATGATCTTGATCAAGCAACCAAGGAGATCAACTGGTACACGCTCAACGAGCGCATCCAGTCACTCTTCATGAACGGTCGTTGGGCGGGATACAAGCACTGCGAGGTGCTGGCCAAGGTCAACGGCATCCCAGTGCTAGCTCCCCACATGGGTCACGCCAACAGTAGCGGACCTCGCCAAGGTCTTGCTATGATCTACGATTGCAGCGAGCTGACTGGCAACGACCCAGGCACCATCGCTGTGCTCGATGAGATGAGCGCGGACCTGACCTTCCAACTCGACCAAGCTCTCCCCGGCTTGAACCTGGAGATAGAGGACGTGGAGACGATCCTCTGCAACTGGAAGTCGCTGATGAAGGGCAAGTACTACGTCGGTCACGACATCGACGAGCTGCAAGAGCAGATCCTCCGAGCAGAGGAGCGTGGCATCCTTTCGAAGGAGTCCTCGCGCTACCTGTGGCGGGCTCGCAAGGCCGTCTTGCCGCACGAGTACCTCGGTGAACTGGGAGGATGGGAGGGCGTAGACCGACGGCGCATGGCTGCGTACAAAGACACTGGAAGGATTGAGGTGCGATCGTGAAGAAGTTCGAACCGCCCCGTGAGGGCGACAGCTGGAGGGTGTACACCAAGCGAGAGGCCAAGCGTCTCCGCACCACCCGGCGTCGTGTCATCCGGGCCATGGCCAAGAACAACCGGAAGGTGGTCGAGAAGTGAGGCTCATCACAGCAGCCATAGGAGGTGCCATCGCCGGAGGAGTCATGGCGTGCTCTGCCAGTTCTGGCGCTGATGTCTCTGACGTCAAGACGGACAGCTTCGAGCTGGACCTTCGAGAGCCAGGCATCCAGGTCGCGGACTTCGTGAACGAGCACGGCAAGCCGTGCACCGTCGTCGGCGAGCGTGCAGGTGATGGCGGAGACGGCGTGTCGCTCTCCCTTTCCTGCGACTGGAGTGCTCGATGAGCTCTCGAGAGATCGTCGCAGTCATCCTCATGGTGGCAGCAGCAGCGGTGCTCGCCAACGGAGGACACGTGTGGGCCGCTGCTGCTGTGCTCATCTTCGGCGGCATCATCGCAGCAGCGAGTGGGAGCTCTGGGCACGATGGCTGAGGGCTACGACGTAGAGCTCTCTGACGCCAACGGCGAGATCTTCACCGCCACGCTCTACTCCGAAGATCAGTTCGAGCGGGTCAAGCGAGCCAACGAGTCGGGACTACTCAAGGTGCGCACATTCATCATCGAGCACAACAAGAGAGAGGTCTGATGAGCGCTGTTCGAGAGCGTCCGCCGGTCATGCGCCATGGCCAGACCACCTCGTTTCACGTGGGCGAGGCCAAGGGCTACATGACCGTCAACCTGTCGGAGGATGGCAGGCCCATCGAGATCTTTCTGAAGCTCGCCAAGCAGGGTTCCACCCTCTCCGGCATCTTCGACTCGCTCGCCATCCTCATCAGCCACTCGCTACAGCGGGGCGTTGGCGTCGAAGAGATCTGCGACTCGCTCATCGGGCTCCGCTTCGAGCCTTGGGGGCAGACCAACGACCCTGACATCCCTGAGGCACGTTCGATCAGCGACTACATCGGTCGTCGGCTCGCGCTCGACTACGTGGACTGGGAGGTCGCTTCCGAGCTCCTCCAGAAGCACCAGTGACCTGCATCGCAGCCGTCGCTGGTGAAGACGGCACCGTGTACATGGGCGGGGACTCCGCAGGGATCGACTCGCGTCTCGACCTTGGCATCCACGCTGAGACCAAGGTGTGGCGCTCAGGTCCGGCGCTCTTCGGGGCGTGTGGCTCCTTCCGAGTCGCCCAGCTCATCCGCAACAAGATGCACGTGCCGACCTACGAGCCGGGTGACGATGTCTGGCCCTACCTGGTCGGCCCGTTCATCGACGCCATGCGTGAGTCGCTGGCCATGGGCGGAGCCCTGGCGCAGTGGCTGGAAGATGCTAACGAGTCGATGTTCGGCAGCTTCGTGGTGGCCGTCGGCGGCAGGGTCTTTGAGATGTACGAGGACTTCGGCGTCGGAGAGCTTGTGCACGGCTACGCCGCAGTGGGTTGCGGAGCTCCGATGGCTGTCGGTTCCTTGGCGACCACCGAGCACCTTCGAGTAGGCCCCAAGCGTCGAGTCGAACTTGCTCTAGAGGCAGCGGAGCGACACAGCGGAGGGGTGCGAGGCCCCATGCATATTGAGAAGCTCCCTGCATGACTCTTCCTGACCACGAGATCGAAGCGGCGGTGCGCAGCCACAACCTGGGCATCGAGCCATTCAACGAGGAACAGCTCCAGCCTGCGAGCTACGACTTGCGGTTGGATCGCTACTTCCGCCGAGTGCGTGGTGCAGCTTCTGAGGCGCGGCTCGTGGACCCCGCTAAGGACCAGGACTGGACTGTCGAGGCGCACCCTGTGCACCGTGGCGGCAGGCCTATGATCGGCTTGGAACCTAACAAGATGCTGCTGGCGAGCACTGTGGAGCGGATCCGGATGCCCGCCCACCTCGTCGCCCGTGTTGAGGGCAAGAGCTCGCTGGCTCGGCTAGGCCTGTTCGTGCACGTCACGGCAGGCTTCATCGACCCAGGCTTCGAAGGTCACATCACGCTGGAGCTCTACTGCGGCAACGGGCGGGGCATCATCCTCTACCCCGGCATGCCCATTGCTCAGATCGCTTTCGACCGGATGGACTCGCCACCCCGCCAGGTGTACGCCGGGAAGTACCAGGGCTCCAACGAGCCTGGGCCAGTGCCTTCTAGGTACCACCAGAACTTCCCACTCAAGGAGATGACATGAATAACGGCGACAAGGTCAAGGACAAGATCACGGGCTTTGAGGGCACCGTGACCGGGCGGGTCGAGTACATCACCGGCTGCAACCAGCTGTTGGTGCAGCCATCTTCCAAGGACGGCACTGAGATGCCCAAGTCGTCTTGGATCGACGAGGACCGTTGCGAGCTCGTCGTGGCCATGTTCGTCGACCCCAACACGCTCCAGAAGCGCAACCCTGGCTTCGGCGAGCCTGCTCCGATCCGATGAAGTACTTCATGAGCGATGCCGAGATCGCCAACCGCAAGAAGGCTCGTTGCGACATCCTCGATGCCGTCAACAAGGGCCGGGACAAGCCTCTTCGCATGCGCCACATCCAGCGAGCAGCGCACGTCGCCCGCCATCAGAAGCTCGTCAAGAAGAACGTGCTGGTGGCAGTGGGGTTCAACCCAACCAGCCGGTGAGGGCGGAGCCAGGGGATCGAGTTCTGTTGCGAGGAGATCACCCCTACTGCGGGCATACAGGTTCCGTAACAGAACCTTTGCACTCTACGGCAGCAGGTCAGGCCATCAAAGTGCGTGTTGATGGTGGACCTGAGGTCTACGCCTTCGGCGATCAATGGACGGGCACACCCAAGGGAAGAAGTGTTCAGTGAGAGTTCACCTGGAAGGGTTCGGGCTTATGGGCAGCCTGCTGGCCCCTCACCTAGAGGACGTTGGTATCGAATTCACTTTCCACGACATCGGTGAAGAGCGAGTGCAGAGCTGGCGGGCAAGCACCGGCGCCATCATGCCTTTTGGGGACGAAGACTCCATGCAAGGGTTGGAGGACTGGCGGCAGATGGTTCGCTGCAAGGGTACGTTCCGGGAGCTCTACCTACCACACATCCAGCGAGCTCGGTTCTGCTATTACAGCCAGAACCCTCCGCACGGTGGGGCCAAGTTTGGTGTGGAGGAGATCGCCAAGGTTGGCGGTGTGCGCATCAGCAACAAGCACAGCTTCCACATTGACGCTCAGCAGGTGGTAGAAATTGCCCGCAGCCACTACCGAAAGCAGCGTCTCGCCCATCGCCCATCCAAGAAGGCTGACGATGATCTGCTCATCGTGACGCATGGATGGCGTCCGAACACCATCGGCGCCTACTCGTGGGGTTGGAGTGCCATTGTTACTGCCAGGATGAGTGATGAATTGCAGATCGCCTTAGGCTTTGGGGAGGGTTGCTTCTACCTGCGCAACGGATATCAGGTTTGTTACCTTTACCCTGTGGGGCGGACGGGCGCCTTTTACGCAGGAACCACACTTGTGACTCAGAAGAACGGCCCCAAGGACCTCGACCCTGAGCCGCACTACAGGCGATGGGCAAACCAGCTAGAGAACTTCTCTGGAGGCCACCTCGCTGTCCGAGAACTGCTTCCGAACACTCTGCGGCAAGCCTGGCGCCCTAAGCCTCGCGACGACCAGAGCGAGCTTGTATGGAGGCGAGGCAGCACGGTCTACTTCCGGCCTGCGGCAGGTAACGGGATCAGGCTTTTCCCGCTCTACCTCGACGCCCTGTTGGCCGAGCTCGGGGTACGATAGTACAGAGCCGACTTAACCGGGAGTGCAAATGCCGAACGAAGAGAACTACGTGGACCGCACCTACAAGGTTAGGGAGAAGATCGCTCCTGGCCTGCATGAGGGCGTCACCTTCACGGTGCTACATCAAGACGACGCCGGATTGATCGTAGGGGTGCCCGAGGAGCGCCCAGTGGTGAAGGCTGAGGGGATCTCCAAGGAGGAGATGGACACCAACCACCGCATCCCCGTCTCCGCTCTCGGGAAGTGCGATGGGGTCACTGATGGCGAGTGACATCCAGCCCATCAGTGGCGAGGAGTTTCGGCAGCTCGGCTACCTCCAGGAAGTCAACCGTCAGGTGCTGCATCCGCTCGGGCTCGCGCTCTACAACGACCAGGGTTGGAGCAGGGAGCGAGTCGAGAAGCTGCTCCAGGAGCAAGGTGTCCAGTTCGGCGAGGACGCCATCGACAACATCATGACCTTCCTGGCTCGTGCTGGCCTCATGGAGGAGCACATCGCCGGAGCTCTCGACGATCGGAGCGACCCCGAGGGTTGGCAGTTCGCTGTGCGAGCCGACCACCTCGAAGAGGACATGGCGGAGTTCACCCGCAAGCGGATCAACATCGAGGGTGAGTGGACCAGCCGGTCGCTCACTCGCATCGCCAACCTTGGCTACATCGTTCAGGAGGACATCCACGTCCCTGGCATGCAGCCGCTAGCCTTCGGCGAGGATGATGAGCCAGTTGACGATGAACCAGAAGTTGGTTCTGTCGATTCTGCCTCGCTTCCGGAGGGATCGTGAGCGAGCCCACCTACTCTAGAGAGGTGCTCGTCGACCTGTGCGAGCGGGCAGCTGTCCCTGTAGACCACTGGCACGACCGCGACTCAGCGGGGGCTCAGAAGCAGGTGGGCGAGGCCTTGATGCTCCTCAAGGCTGGGTGCGATTTCTCTATGAGCGAGGATCCCGTCACGGACGAGAAGACCGTCTGGATCAGGGTTGTCTACCCAGGGTTCAACGCCTTCGAGTGTGGTCGGGATCGTGCCGACGGATACTGGGATGATGACACCTTCTACATCCCCACCAACGTGCGGCTCGCTCGCTCAGAAGGCAAGGACTGGTACTGATGGGTCTCGTTGGCGCCATGGCCTACCCGCACGCGCTACGAGCAGGGCAGAAGGTGATCTGGGATCAGCGTGATGGTGTGGCGACCGTCCTCGTGGTAAAGGACGTGAAGCGCATCACCGTCGAGCACGCTCGTCCGTTCTATGAGGGTAGGCACGGAGTCCGAGATGCCGACTTCACACATGTTGTGGTGAACTTCAAGGGGCTGCCATGGCCGGTGATCTTCGGGCACATGCAATCGGTGTCCGTGTTCGAACAGCAGTTCCGAGGAGATGACTGATGAAGCGTTACATGTGTTACATCGTGGGAGAACCTGGCAGCGGCAAGACAACGCTGTGCCGAGAGTTCACATCTGACCTTCGCAAGAAGGTCAAGACTGTCCCCTACGTGAGCTATACTCACTTCGGCAAGGAGACCATGGAGCTCGGCCACGATCGGGAGACATTCGGGGGTACTGATGCTCTCGGGATGGCTGCCCAGAACCATGTGCTGGAGTTCCTGCGTAACGGACCTGGCGCCGAGTACCGCTACATCCTGGCGGAGGGGGACCGGCTTGCCAACGCCAAGTTCTTCGAGGCGGTGCGGGGCATGGGCATCGACCTGAACGTCTACGCCTTGCTACCTCCGGCCAAGGTCATCGAGCGTCGTCGAGCTGCCCGCAACGCATCCATTGGCAAGGAGCAGAACGAGCGGTGGCTGAAGACGAGGGCCACCAAGGTTGCCAACATTGTCCACGATTGGGTTCCACCAGAGCATCGGCTGACCCAAAGACCAGAAGAGGTCCTTCGGATCATACTGGCAGACGATCCGGTGGCGAAGCAGTTGGCTCGGATGCGCGACTCCTAGTTGGAGTTGTCTGATTCGGTTGTCCTATGCTGTTGTCGTGGAGCTCAAGACGTGTAGCAAATGCAAAGAGAAGAAGCCAATCAGCGAGTTCCACCTCGTGCGCAAAAGCGGTACACAACGGTTCTCTCGATGCAAGCCGTGCAGGCTACAGGACCAACGCGATTGGTATTCTAGGTTGTCTTCAGAGGAGCGGCGAGCTCGGCAAAAGGCGCCCGAAAGAAACCGAGACCTGCACCTTCGTCGCACTTATGGAATCACGCTTGCAGAGTTCAATGCCATGTTGCGCCACCAACGAGGACGCTGTGCTATCTGCCGCACCAAGGAGCCAGGTGGCAGGTCTCGTCACAAGCACGGTTGGTTCGTTGACCATTGTCACAAGACCGGTAAAGTGCGAGGTCTCTTGTGCAGTGACTGCAATTTGCGCCTACTTCCTGGAGCTAAGGACAGCGTGAAGATCCTTCGAGCGGCCGTCGCGTATCTGGAGCGGACATCGTGAGGATTTGGCTCGCAAAGAAGGATGAGGCACGGGAGCGGCACGTAGTTGTCGACCTGAACGCTACGGAGGAGAGCGAGTTCATCTTCGTAGTGCGGCGGTTCGTGCTGCCCGAGGGCGTACAGCCTTGGCGAGAGCGGAGTCCCGCAGGTACCAAGGTTCGCTATCGCTTTGGGATGAGGTGGCTGGACCGACTCATCATGACCTTCCCAGTAGCGGAGCGGTCAGCAGCCATCGATGCCAAGCTCGCAGCGGACAGCCAGGCACACCTACATCGTCTGAAGAACCCTCCCACGTTCTCGGCGCCCAGCTTCCGAGAGCATGCTCGCACAGGGCGCCACAAGGACGGCACACCCTTCACGCTCTACCCACATCAGCTCGTGAGCATCTCCAACGGCTTGCGGGATCCCCGACACATGGTCAACCTGGGTATGGGGTTGGGCAAGACAGCCATCGGCTGGGCCATGGCCTGCAAGCTTCGGCCCAAGCGCATGGCCATCATCACCACCTACGGCGGTAAGGCGGTGTGGGAAGACGAGATGGCAGAGTGGACTCACATCCGCCCAGACCGGCTCCAGGTGGTTGACGGCACAGCCGCTAAGCGCCGAGACCAGATCGGTCAGTTCATGGAGGCTGACCCCAACGAGGCACGCATCCTGGCCTTCAACTGGGATCTCCTCCGTCTACACCCGGAGATGGCAGACGTCGTGTTCGACTTCATGGTGGTTGACGAGTTCCACCGAGCCAAGAACCACGAGGCAGCGGTGACGGAGGCTTTCCTCAAGCTGCGAGCGCACCGAGAATTGCTGCTTTCGGGGACTCCCATGATCAACCGTACCGAGGAGCTCTGGACTCCCCTGCACCGTGTGTGTAGGCGCCGAGACAGCCTCCGGCCGACGGACACCAACAGCAAGTATCCCTCCTCGTGGCTGTTCAACAAAACGCTGCGCATCAAGTTCGGGGGCAGTGATAGCCTGCTGGGTCGCAACCCCGACTTCATGGAGATGATCAAGCAGGACCTCGACGATCACTCCACTCGTTTCCGTCGCGATCAGGTGGATCAGGACCTGCCAGAAGTTATTCCGTTTACGGTGAAGGTGCGACTCACCTCCGAGCAGCGGAAACTCTATAACAAGATCCGTGATGAGTTCAAACTGGAATTGGAGGATGGCCGCACTCACACGGTAAGCGATGCACGCGCCCTGATCACTCGATTGAAGCAGGCCTGTTGGAGCCCCGAGCTCTACGGAGGATCGCAAAAGAGCGCCAAGGTCGATGAGCTCCGAGGGATCGTGCGAGACCTTGTAGACGCTGGGGAGAAGGCCATCCTCTTCTCCCAGTGGAGCAAGGCCACTCGCATCCTTCAGCGTGAGTTCGGACACTACGGGATCGCCTACGTCGATGGCGGAATCAATGCAGCTAAACGGAAGTTGGAAGCGAAGCGGTTCAACACGGACCCCGATTGCAAGCTCTACATCGGCACTATCGGGGCTAACCGAGAGTCGATTACCCTGGGTGCAGCAACCAATGTTGTCTTTACTGACAAGGAATGGAGTGACGAGTATAACGACCAGGCTCGGGATCGCTCTGCATCCGGCGGTCTGCGAGGACTCGGCGTCAGCCACGTTAACCTCATCGAGCTGCTAGCCGAGGACACCGTGGACTTCGACATCGAAGCTGTGCTTGGACGCAAGAGCAATGAGTTCGACGTGGTGGTCGAGAGCGACGGAGGCAATCGGGCCAAGAAGAAGAGACGGCACCCGCTTACTTTTGACGAATTGATGGCGGCCATCTAGCGTACCATGTCTCGGAGAGCCGCAGGTGTTTGCAACACTTCAACCCCATGGGGTAGATGAGCGACGGAGCCGTGATCCACTTGACCTCTGAGTGGTGCAGGCAGTAGAGGGGCGCCTGCGGCTCTCGCTCCCAACTTGGCGAGCATTGGTGTAAGATGTGGCTATGACCACCGAAAAGGTTCAGCTGCTCGTTCTTCTCACCACCTCTGGGCCGTTGCCCATGGGCTACGCCGACAGTGACAGGGGCAAGGTGAGCCTGGGGCTCTCAGCGGCTCGCTACCAGCAAGCCAGGCTGGCGCACGGCCACCGCATCGTCGAGCTCTCTCAGCGCCGAGCTTCCTGGTGGATGTGCCACCAGATGTACGCAGAGCGGCAGATGATGATTGGGCATGCCTTGGCACGGCTCGAAGGCCGCACCTCCATGGGCTACGACGAGTGGCGGTGGGGTCGCTTCTCTTGAGGTAGAGGTGTTCTTTCCAACAAGACGTGCGAAGTTGCCAACCGTGAGGCAAGATGTTCCTATGACCACCACACCTAAGACCGCTGCCGAGTGGATGCGCCACTACGAACATCTGCCGCTGAAGGATCTGAAGATCCACGCTGGACAGAGCATGGGGCTCAGCACCGCCGGAGGCAGGGAGGCGATCCTGGACCGCATCAGGGCTCTTCAGATCGAGGTGTATGGCCTTCCGACTCTTCCGATCAAAGACAAGATCTGGGACGACACGCTCTCCGAGTTCGAGAGCAGCTACGAGGCTGTAGGCCATGCGGCCTTCTGGATGTCCTTCACCGGCTCAACCTACGACCACAGCGGCTACTATGAGCTGCGCACTCAACTGGAGGATCTTATCGACGAGGGCGAGCCTGAAGATGAGAATTGCCAGGATTTCGAGGCGTCACGTTGGAACGTCTACCAGGACTGTGCGTTCTGATGGCCCGCTCCAAGAGGACCCTGTTCCTCGACAACCGCAACCGCTGGATCATGTCGGAGCCGACAGACAGCGGGTTCCTCCACACTCGACTCGGCACCACCAACACCTTCCAGACGCGAGAGCTCGCCGAGAAGGAGATGGTCCGAGTGGTTCGTCGCAGGCAGCGTGCTGCCGTCAAGCAAAGGAAGTCGGCATGACCACCTTCATCACAAAGTTCGAGAACGACTCGATCCACGCTGTGACGCGTCACACATGGCACGTCACAGGTGTTGAGTATCACCGCAACGGCAGCGGAGGGGAGGGGTTCTATCTCGTCGAGTTCCACCGTGCGGTCATGGCTTCAGAAGACCATCGGCCCAGAGCAGCAAAGCTCTCCAAGGACAGCATCGTCCGCTACTTGAGCCTTCGAGCGGTAGTCTTCCGGACGGATTGCCATTGTGCTGTGTTCAACCCAGCCAAGGCAGACGACTGTTACCGTGGTGACAATTTCGAGCGTGGCCTCCGTGAGGTTATCAAGGTCTACGAGAAGTCGCTCTGATGGGCACCCACATCAACGTCGGCCCCCTTCGCTTCCCCAAGCAGGGAGAATGGCTTGGCAAGCGGGTCAACGTCTGCTTCCACTTCAAGACCGAGGATCTCTTCCCTGGCACCATCGTGCGGGAGGACAGCGAGGAGCCTGGGCGCCTGATCATTGCGCTCGACGACGGGCGCTACGTCATAAGCACGGAGTGCATGTATAGCTTCAACAACGTGCCAACCAACGAGGGTAACACGCCACCGTTCCCCGGCTTCGAGCATGTGATGGGAGGTGCGTGATGTTCAAGGGCTACCTCACGAGGATGGGAACAGTCACCCAGGACACCAAGTCAGCCGTAGATCCCGGGCTGGCTCGCAAGGGTGTGCGCTACTCTACCCGTACTGGTGAGGACATCATCGGCGACGTGCACTTGATCCGCTCCTCACCAGCCTTGTGGGATGTCTTTTCACGGAACCCCTATAGGTTTGCCAGGGTGCAGGCTCCTAACCGGCGCTTCGCCATTGAGGCTGCCTTGGAAGAGGTGAACAGCAATGCCGAAGGGTGATTGCTTCTCACTTGCACTATCGCTCGTGGCGGGGTACGTGCATGGTGACCCCGTCAACAATCCCGACGATCAGGCTCCGATGCCTGGCGGCAAGGTCGTCCACGGGCTCCCCATTGGTCGCGGCCCAGAGAACATGGGCAAGCGGTACTGGCATGCATGGGTAGAGGTTGTCATCAACGGGGTGGTCACCGTCATGGACTACTCCAACGACCAGCGGATCACTATGCCCAGGGACGAGTACTACCGCTTCGGTAACATACAGCAGGTGTGGCGCTACAACGCTCACCAAGCCCGAGCTCAGTTCAAGAAGCAGCAGCGTTGTGGCCCTTGGGTCAAGGGCTGGGAGTCCATGAGCGAGGCCAGCGAGCACCGTCTGGCCGCTGAGCAAGCCGTCGCGGAGGGGTCGTGAAGAAGAACATCGAGCGCGAGGAGCATCCTGCCTTTGCTATGGCAGAGGTCAACAGGGTGCACGCCACACCGGGCGCCGCTCTGTTCGACAGTGAGCTCCAGCACAGTGAGTACGTGGTGCTCCGCATCAAGCGAGCCATGCGTAGGCGAGAACTGAAGCGTGATTGGATCACCGACGCCGAGCAGCTCGTTGAGGTTTCCATGAGCATGGCCCAGTGGGGTGCCTTAGTGTCTTCGTTTGGCACCAACGGAGTGCCTGTGACCCTCAACTGGCTGTCGGGCGAAGGTGATGTAGAGCGGCTTTCCTACGAACCACGCATGGCCGAGTCGCTCAAGGAGATCGAAGGTGCAGCCACAGAGCTGGTGCATGACATTAGGTGGGCAGCGGACGAGCTCCGGGAGGCCTTCGACAACAAGGCCAGTCGTCGCGAGGTTGAGGATAAGCTGAGTCACCTGGAGGCCATGATCAACAACGCCCGTGCCGACGCTTGCTTCACGGCCACTCAGTTCTCCAAGCACGTTGAGAACACCGTCACCAAGGCTCGTGCGGACATCGAAGCCATGGCCGCATCTGCCCAGCAGCGAGGGATCGAGGCGGGTAGCCTGCCGCTGATGGAGCTTCCTAGTGCCGACTGAGAAGCGATGTCGATGCGGGCATCTGATGCGCTGGCACAGGAAGCAGTGGCCAGACCAATGCACGATCTGTGAGCGTCGCTACGGTCCGACTAGCGCATGCCTACCACCTAAGGGGTGTTCGAACAAGACATCCGCACATAGCACAAAGGCAGGTGTATAATCATTGCGTGGCAACGAGAAAGTCAGGAGCAGCCAACCCAGGAGGAACAGAACGAACAAGGAGGCCAGCAGCCAACCTCGTCCAGCTAGCACTCGGGCGAAGCGTCCGGGTGTGGGGCGAAGCATCGATCACCGTCGCAGTGACGGACGATCCACCGCAGTTCGTCAAGGTGACGTTCGGGCACGAGCGGCTCGCAAGCAACGACAGCGAGCAGGAGATCCTCAAGACCGAACGTCAGATTCACGCAACCAACAGCAAGGTCGTCGAGCGGAGAGCAAGGGAGCTCCGGCAGCTCGTGCATCGGACGATGGACGAGGGCGACTACGGCTGAAGCTCGCACACAAGGATGTTCGCTCCGGTCAGTTCGTCGACCGGCTCGGACAGAAGCTGAGGCAGGGAGCCAAGGTTTGGCACTATCCCTACCGAGGTGAGACACGGCATCGAGCCGTAGTGGCGAACGACGGCATCCTGGGACGGATGCTTGCAATCCAACTGGAGGGGGACCCCTTTCCGGTCAACGTAGACCACCGCAGGGTGGAACTCATGAAGGAGAGAGGACAACAGCAAATGGCAACGACAGCAGCAGCCAACAAGCCTGCGAACGCCCGAGAGGCGCGAGCCATGGCGAAGGAGCTGGGCATCGAGGGTTGGGAGGACTTGGGCCGAGAGGACCTGCTGTCCGCCATCGCCACTGCTCAGAAGGGAAGTTCAGCAGCAGCTCCGACCAAGGCTCCAGCAGCCAAGAAGGCTTCAGGGGCCAAGAAGGCTCCGGCGAAGAAGGCAGCCACCAAGCGAGCTCCGGCCAAGGCCAAGGCTCCAACCAAGAAGGCCAGTGGTGGTCGGGCCAACCCCGATCCCGACGATCCGATCCCGTTCCGTCCGGGCACCAACCTGTACGAGATCGCCAAGGCGCTCCTCAAGGGCGGCAAGCGGTCGGTCCTCGTCAAGCACCTGAAGCCCAGGCTCAGCTTCAACCCCCGCAAGCAGAGCGCCAAGGACTTCGACACGGATGCCGAGATCGACCGTCGGCTGAAGGTCATCGGCTACATCCTCAAGAACCAGCACGGCTGGACCTACGCCTCCAACGGCCGCGGTCCCGACGCCCTGATCCAGGCGACGCCTCCGGGCACTGAGAACAAGGTCGCTGCCAAGTAGCTCATCCCCAACGGCTACTAGCGGCTGAGCCAGTGGGACCCTTCGGGGTCCCACTGTCGCGTATGGATGAGAATTGCTGCTTTCTTGAGCCGTCAGTGAATTGCTGTTATTTTGGGGCGTCAGTAAATTGCTGCTTTTCGGGGCGTACTATGTCGGTGTGGAACCTCGCAACCCTGCTCTCCGAGAGCACGTCACACGAGTCGGCTTCAACCTCTCGCTCACCACCACGCAGATCGCCATCCTCGTCGAGATCAACGAGTGCTGGGCCAAGGACCGGCACGTCGTAGGTTGGGGTTCTCCTTGGTCACACTTCGCCAGCACGTCGAGAGCTCTCCGAGTTCGAGGTCTGGTGTGGCACGAGTTCCCGGAGTGCAGTGCGGAGGATCGCTACAAGCACCCTCCCAGCGAGTACTTCGGGCTCACTGCGGCTGGTCAGTTCGTTGTGGGGTTGCTGTCTGAGGCAGGCCTCTACGAGGACGTGCTGGAGATGATGCGCCGTCACGAGGCGGAGGGGCGCCTGAAGACGTGGTCTCACGAGCAGCATCTAGCGAACAGACCTTGAGGTAGAAGGGTCTTTCCAGAAACTTTCAGAAATCACGTGCGTTCTGGTTACGGCTGGGGTATAGTCACTTCAGACCGCTTCACCGAGGAGCGGACCCAGCACCAAGGAGTACCACCATGTTCATGTCCGCCAAGGCCATCAAGCGGTTCGAGGATCTCTACGAGGTGTCCCCCAAGGACGTCAAGGGCCTCAAGTTCCTCTCCATCTCCCGCTCCACCGGCACCCTCGTCGCCACGTACGACGGCACCAAGATCGACGTCGGCCAGACCGCTGACGACTTCCGTTGGGTGACCGTCGACGAGGACAAGGGCATCCTCACCACCCACGAGTCCCTCTCGGACGCTCGCTACGCAGCCAGCTTCCCCGAGCTCTGGGCCGACGAGTCCGTCGCTGCCTGACCCCCTCAACGTACACTAGATCTGGTAGGGGCTCCGGCCCCTGTTCTAGGAGAGGGGGTGAGGCCGATGCGGGCAAGCGTCGCCAAAGCGACATCGGATGCGCACCGATTGCCCTAGCAATTCAACCACACAATGATGCGCAACGACACTTGTCTGGTTACGGTAGGTAGGCCTCTTTCCGGAGGCCTACCGCCGCGTTTGGGCTTTGTTCGTGCTTCTTGGGGCGAGCTCGGCGTATACTCTTGGTGAAGCGGTTGGTGGTACTTCTGCTTCCGCTCCCCGCGAGCGTTGCTGGTCATCGAGTTGGAGCCCTTGCTACGGCGAGGGCTTCGCTCGTGTTGCGTACAAGTCAAGCGGCTCTCAGGTATGCAGCAGCTCGCTCTAGCACGGCAGGGTCGTCGTTCGCAGCGGGCAGCAGGCTGCTGTTGCAGCGATGACAGAGGAGACCCCGCACTCTACCGGTCTTGTGGCAGTGATCGACATGCAAGGTACCCCATCTGCCCGAAGGCTTCTTCCGGCAGATGGCACAGCGTCCTCTTTGTTTCTTGAGCATGGCCTCGTACTCAATGAGAGTGATGCCGTACTTGCTCATCAGGAAGGTTTCTTTGTTGCGACGCTTCACAGCTGCAAGTCGCTTGGGGTCCTCCTTGATGGCATGCCAGCGAGCCTTTGCTGCTTCTGGAGAGTCAACCACGGAGCATCGGTAGCCGCCAGACCTATGTCTGACCTTCACAGGCCCACACTGAGCACATCTTGCTGTCATCGCTTCTGGATCTATATCGCTCAGCCTGTGTAGGTGTTTGCCCATAGAGGACGATCATACCGCAAATGGCTTGTGCGTAAGATACTAGCCTATGACCAAGCGAACCAAGCAGGACGAGTGGCCTCCTCTCTGGGCCATCTGGGGGCTCAGGAAGGGCTGGCACCCTCTGGAAGCTGGAGCATGGCATCCCCTGTTCCACTACAAGTCAGAGGCTGGAGCCAGGCGAGGAGAGCGGCTCGTGATCGAAGCTCAGGCTCATGAGAAGCACCTGCTGAGCCTCACACGAGGAGTCCGCGGTAGGCACGGTGCAGGCATCCAGGGCTACGTCCGCTTCAAGGCGGTGAGGCCAGGGTCCACGCCAGTCAACCCGGCCAAGGTGCGCCCCACGAGGCGCCGTAAGAGCTGCCTCCGCTGCCACCACTCGATGCCGGTGAAGCGTTGGCGCATGCTCCGGCAGTGCTCCGAGTGTGGGTGGGTGCCCAAGCCCTACCGTCGAGCGCGAGCTGCATAGTCCCAGGTAGCAATGTTCTTTCCACAAGCACGTGCGGAGCTTGAAGGGATGTGTAAAGATAGCGTCATGGACACCAACGATCGTCGCCAAGGACCCCGTCGGGCATCCGAGCAGAGGGCACACCTCGCTCGGGAGCTCATCCTGGAGCAGGCACGAGCTCTCGTCAGCATAAACCGCCGACCGGCCACCACGTTGGTCGAGCAGAGCGAGCAGGCAGTCGACATGCGTCGCAAGGTGGCCGACCTGGGCACCCTGATCGACACGCTCGACGAGGCAGAAGAGCTTGTCAAGCAGGAGCGAGTCAAGTGAGCGAGTTCGTCGGCAACGACCCCATGATGAAGCACCTCGTGGAAGGCACCTTGCCTGCCGTCCTCTCCGAGGACGACCAGCTCATCGCAGGACGAGGCAAGACCTCCGGCGACAAGCTGGAAGCGATGCTCCGCAAGGTGAGGGCTCTCCTCACTCAAGCGGAGGACCCCGGAGCCACCCCGCAGGAGGCTCAGATCTTCCGCAACAAGGCGGAGGCTCTCATGCTCCGCTACCGGATCGACGAGGCCATGCTGGCCGACGCTCCGGACACCGGTCTCATGCCTCAGTGGAACACGATCATCGTGTGTGAGAAGAGCCAGTACCGCTCCTTCTACGAGGGCATTGCCAAGAAGGTCGTCGAGCACGTTGGTGCTCGGGGCGAGATCAAGCGCACCTGGGATGACCGTGGACACTACATCGTCGAGCTGCACTACGTTGGGTTCCCCAGCGACATCCGGCTTGTCGACATGCTGTACACCACAGCACAGGTGGCCTTCAACACCAAGCTGGAGCCCAAGTACAACCCGGAGCTCTCCGACCAGGAGAACGCCTACAACATGCGCCATGCGGGCATGGAGGGTTGGCGCATCGCCATGGCCATCTGGGGGACACGAGGCAACAGTGTGTGCTGCGACAAGCGGAGCCACTGGAGGCAGTGCGAGCCGTGCGGCCAGGGCCACCATGACCAGTGCGCCATCCCGGAGGTCAACGACGCCAACCTGTACAAGGCACGTCGGCTCTTCAAGAAGGAGGCCTTGGAGCGCGGGGAGGATCCGTCCTCATTGCTCGGCCAAGGCAACTCGATGCAGGTGTACCGGGACAGCTACGCCAATGGCTTCTACTGGGAGCTGTTGCGGCGCCTCCGGGAGATGCAGGACAGCCGTGGCTCCGAGTCCGTCGGCATTGAGCTCGGCGGACGTAGGGAGAAGATCGACCAAGCCTTCTACCGTGAGTACCCGCAGTACGCTCCAGCCAAGGCAGCCATTGGTTACGTGGCTCCGGAGGGTGAAGCAGACATCGACGAGGAGGAGGCTGACAAGGAGCTCCGTTGCCCGTGGGATGGCTGTGGCGAGGTCGTCGAGGCAGGAGACGACCCGTGTCCGCACTGCGGGCTCCCCATTGATTGGGCAGCCAAGCTGGACCGCAACCACGGTCGAGGCACCTATCAGGACCCCCGAGAGGGCTGTGAGAAGTGCCAGCGGGCCAAGAGCGGCTACTGCCGAGACCACTCGTACCTCCGGCCCAGCACGGCTCAGTACCGAGAGCGTGCCCACAGCCCAGCGGGGGAGCGTGCCGGTCGTGCAGCGGCTCGCAGCGTGGACCTTGGGCGAGGACCACGAGGCAGGTTGGGCTCGTAGTCCCAGGTAGAGAGGTTATTTCCAGAATCACGTGCGAAGTTGGAAAGCCTGAGGTAAGATGCTCTCATGACCACCACCGCCTTCCCAACCACGGTCCTCCGCTCCGAGTGGGGCACCTCGTACCACACGAGCTCTGCCTTCGAGGGCTGCAACCTCAGCGTCAAGCGGCTCGTCGATGAGCCCAACGAGCACGGAGGCGTTGGCAACACCCATCGCCATCCCATCTACGACGGCATCCACTTCCCCACGAGCGATGCGGCTCGCTTCTTCGCTCTCCTCGTCGGCCTCGTCCGGCCCTACACCTACTGGGGTGCCAAGTGACCAGCACGACCACCTACGACGCAGACCTCGCTGCTGCGGGCATCAAGCTCCTCTCCAAGAAGGATCGGGAGCACCTCCACCCCCGAGCCCAGGTCCAGAAGCTCCGCAGGATCGCTGTCCGGGCCACCAACAAGGCCGACTGGAACGGGGAGCTCGCCGCACAGTACCCCGGTGACGAGATGTACGCCACCGATCCGGAGGAGCAGACCAAGCTGCGGCTCAAGGCACGCCAGGCCACGGAGGCCATGTGCCTCCTCAACGCCGAGCACGGGCTGGGCTACTGATGGCCAGCAAGGACAAGCGAGGCACTCAGGGTGGACCTTGGGCTGTGCTCGGATACGACGGACAGGTCCTTGAAGGCCGCTGGCCTACCGAGCTGATGGCCGTGGAAGAGGGCTTGTGTGGGCGCTACCTGCTCACCGGCCTGGAGGTCAAGGAGGTGGGCGGGGCATGAGCAAGCTCGTCTACAAGAGCTGGAAGCCCCAAGCGGAGGCCATCCGCACGGTGGAACTCGCCAACCGCATCTGCGCCGAGTACGCGGCCGACGGGTACGACCTCACGTTGCGTCAGCTCTACTACCAGTTCGTGGCGAGGGGCTACATCCCCAACAACCAGAAGTCCTACGACCGCTTGGGGAGCACCATCAACCGTGCTCGGCGAGCAGGGATGATGGACTGGAACTACATCGTCGACCGCACGAGGAGCCTCTCCGGCGCCGAGCACTTCGCCAAGCCTGGGGACAGCATCCTCAAGTCGGCTCGCAAGTACAGCGAGGACCTCTGGGCCAAACAGCCCCTCCGCATTGAGGTGTGGGTGGAGAAGGAGGCACTGGCTGGAGTCATTGAGCGAGTGTCCGGCACCAACGATGTGGACAGTTTCGCATGCAGAGGCTACGTCTCCCAGAGCGAGCTCTGGAGTGCTGGACAGCGGATCCTCAACTACATCCAGCACGGCCAGAGGGTTCTCATCCTGCACTTGGGAGACCACGACCCCTCCGGCATCGACATGACTCGGGACATGAGGGAGCGCCTTGAGCTCTTCACCGAGAGGGACTGGCACCGAGCCAACCTCGACGAGCTCGGAGCGTCCACCACGCTTGGCTCCATCCGAGACCACATGCGGGCAGCAGTCGGCTACGAGCAGCCTCTCGAGATCCGGCGGATCGCACTCAACATGGATCAGGTCGAGCAGTACGCTCCTCCGCCCAACCCGGCCAAGTTGACCGACAGCCGAGCGGAGGGCTACGTGGAGCTCTACGGCGACGAGAGCTGGGAGCTAGACGCTCTGGAGCCGCAGGTGATCAGCGACCTCGTGCAGCGGCACATCGTGGCCGAGAGGGACGACATTGCCTGGGACCGCGCCGTCAAGCACGAGGAGGAGAACCGTCGCAACATGGTGGCGGCTGCTGAGCGGTGGGACGACCTCGTGAACCTGCTCCCCACGCTTCCGCCGAAGGAGTCTTCCCAGGTAGAAGGGTAATTTCCAAGAACACGTGCGAATCTTCGCAGGGTGAGGCATAGTGTTGGTATGACCGCAACCACCTTCACCAACTCAGCCTTCGTTCGCAGCCACGTCAAGCAGCCACGTGGGTTCGGGCACTGGGGCTTCCAGGCCACCACCAAGGACACCGCTTTCTCTGAGGAGCTCTTCGGGCCGGTCGTTTGGGCCACTGGCACTCTCACAGAGGCCAAGACCTCTGCTGTCCAGCAACTCCGCAACCAAGGTGTCGACACCTCGCTCGTGGCGGTCCTGCCGTGAGCCACCTTTCCGACCTCAGCTGGGAGGACTCCGCCAGCCTCGTCTCCTACGACGACAACCACGCCGACCTCCGAGCCGACTCACACCGCATCACGATGCAGCCAGGACCCACCTCCATCAAGCAGGACGTCGTCATCGACCTGCGGGACAGCAGCAAGGTGGACGCCTGATGGCTCGCCACAAGCACACGTGGGAGGCCACCTTGTCGAAGCCAAGGCCTGCCGATGGATGGGTGCCCTACGAGCACGTGGTCGTCACCACGGCCTGCACCTCATGCCCAGCGAACTCCAGCTCTACGAGGGCGACGTGAAGGTCGCTCCGCTGGCTCACCAGCAATCGTGGCCGCTCCGAGCCCTGTTGTGGGCTCTGTGGCTCGCTCGCGTGGCCTTCGGGGTCACCCTGCACATGCTCCGCTCGTTGGCCACCTACGAGGCACCTCCGACTCCGAGGCAGGCTTCAGATCGCCGAGCAGCACGCCTAGTGACCCAAGAGCGAGTCGAGAGGCACAGCGCCACAGTGCGAGCCGAGCAGGACACCCTGCACCCAGGAGAGGAGCCCTTCTGATGAGAAGCAACTTCGATCCAGCTGAGGATACCGCTCCCGATGCGGGTGAGTATTGGGAGAACTATGTCGACGTCTCAGCCGAGCTCGCTGCTGCCCGAGCAGCGGTAGAGGCAGACAAGGCCAAGGAGGCAGCGCGGGTGGCTGCCTGGGAGGCAGATCGCACACGTCTTCCCTGGTAGGAGCGTTCTTTCCAGAAAGGCGTGCGAAGTGGAGAGCGGTGAGGCATAGTGTCCCTATGACCACAACCACTGACACCACCACCGCATTCTACGCTTGGGGCTCCGAGCAGGAGAGCATCGACAACAAGCAGATGGCCCGCATCGTCTCCGGAGTCGACGAGGTCGTCCGCTCCGCCAAGCAGGCCATCAAGGAGCTGGAGGAGCTCGTCGCCAAGGTCACGGCCGTGGATCCGGAGGAGATGGTTCTCTCGGGCGATCGTGCCCTGTCCGCTGTCCAGCACTTCGCACGGCATGCTGGCTACAGCAACTCACCGGCCACCTACGTCGCCGAGACCTACGCAGCCGCTGGCAAGGTGGCTGGGCAGCTGGAGATGGTCTTCTAGCCTCCGCAGACCAACAGCAGAACTCAGGCACAACGGAGTCAGGCCACTCGCAAGAGTGGCCTTCTTCGTGTGCATAGGACCTTCTTAGCATCCGCAGAGGCCGCTTGCTACAGATCGAGGCACCTACACCTCCAGCAGGACGCTCGGGAGCCCTTAGCGGACGTTTCACCGAGCCACTCGGCACTTGAGGTAACATGGCTGGCATGGGAACAACCACACGCCGAGCTCGACCTCCTGTCCCGCCGACGCGCCCTGGCAAGGGTGGCCACGGGCGCCTCAAGCAGGGAGGATCCAAGTCCGCCTCTCCGTTCAACCGTGCCGAGCGTAGGGAGAAGGGCTTCAAGCTCATCGCCAAGGGCTACACCAACGTCGAGATCGCTGCTGAGCTCAAGGTGCATCCAGACACGGTGACGAGGCTCCGCAAGGCCTACGCCGACCAGGTGCAAGCGGAGGCAGCCGCCAACCCGCACTTGCTCAACGAGGTCATTGCCAACACCATCCGGACGCTCAATGAGCTCGATCTCATCCGCAAGGAAGCATGGGCAGCACACGACACCATGCATGCAGAAGGTCGGGAGTGCTCCGAGTGCGGACATGAGGATGTCGTCTACCGAGGTCCCAAGGGCGAGACCAAGGCACAGATGCTCCGCATCCTGCTTCAAGCCAATGACCAGAAGGCGAAGCTGTTCCAGCTGTTCGGTGTCAAGGCCGAGTTCATGGCGCACGTCAACCAGGTGGCCCAGCTCCAGACACGGCTCATGGCCTTCATGCGGGACAACCTCTGCGAGGCAGACCGCAACAGGCTGGAGGACTTCCTGGGCACCCTCACCGGTGCCGTGGCCTCCAACGAGGCTCTCGCTGAGCTGGACGTGGTGGAGGCAGAGCTCGTAGGCTGACTAGTTACCAGGTAGAAGCGTTCTTTCACAGAACGCGTGCGTTCTTGTCACTGATCAGGCATAGTGTTGGTATGACCGCTTCCGAAACCACCGCAGTGCTCCACGAGCTCATCAACACAGGGTCGGCTCGCCGCCAGGGTGGAGTCAAGATCTCCACCATCGCCTCTCGGCTCGGCTGCTCCGTCAGCGAGGTCGAGTTCGACGCTGCTGTCCACCAGATCAACCACGCCACCTGCGTGGTGTCCTTCCGACCCAACTCGGCGGAGGCCTGCAAGTGAGCATCACCTTCACCTTCGGCACCGTCGCTGACAACGGCGCCACCAGCATCGGTCTCCTCCACGAGCACCTGTGCCCGACGCCCGACGCCTGCGAGGACGCCCAGATGTACTCGCCTGCCTGCTGCGACCATGCCGAGGCACTCGTGGCTATGTGTGGCTGCCAGCACTTCGACGTCAACGCCTCCTCGGCCAACGCATCTGTCATCCTCTCCCGGATGGGCATCGCAGGCCAGATGGTGGGCACCATGGACGCTGAGGACTACCTGGGCAGAGTGCTGCTGGCCCAGCTGGAGGATCCAGCGCCAGTCATGGTTGGTGGAGCTGTCGAGGCAGCCTTCGGGGTGGGCGCAGTCGAGGCCAACGCTGAGGCACACCACTGGCACCGGCTGGAGCGTCTGGCCCACGAGGCTCGGCTCTCGGGCTGGCTTGTGGCCTGGGCCTAGGGGCTCGCCAGGAAACCGCGTGTCGAGGAGCTCGACATGGGGTAGAGTGGGGCCATGGACATGGCACTCGCACTTCGTCGGCAGCTGGCCACCACGGCACAGCGACGGCTCGCCGAGCTCCGCATCGCTGCTCCCCACCGGGAGATCGGCTCCGCCATCGTCGACGAGCTCGACGAGGACGAGGTGCTGCGAGCCTCCTAGAGCTCCCAGCCAGGAGGTGGGCTGTCCGTCTCCTCGATGGTGAGGCCAGGCAGATCGAGCCGGATGGCGTAGCCCCAGTCCATGTGCGCCCAGAGGAAGCCGTGCTGGTCTCTGGAGACGTGCTCTAGGACGCCAGCAGCGCCTCCTGCTTGGCCTGCCTTGCCTCGCCACTGGATGTGCACGTAGCGGCCCACCAGGCTACGAGCTCCGCCTCGACATGGATCGGGACAGCGAGACCTACATGCAGGACGTGCCGGTCTACTTCGACGAGGCTCGCCTCTACGCCACCATCGACCACCTCTCCGACGTGCGCTACGGGCTCGTCTGAGGCATAGTTCCTACGTACCACCAACCACAAGGAGACACACCATGCGTACCCTGAAGACCCTCGCTCTGGCCGGAGGCCTCGTGCTCGGAGCAGCTGCCTGCTCTCCGCTCTCGATCCACGGCACCTGGGTCAAGACACCTCCGGCGCAGACCTCCCAGGTCGAGGACGACCCCAACTGGGACTGCCTCAACTCGGGCAACGGGCTGTGCGGACCTCTCAAGGCACAGGTCAACTGCTCGACGGGCTGGGTCAAGGTCTACGACCGCTTCGGCACTCAGGTCATGAACCTCGCTCCGGCTCAGGTCGAGGTCCTGCCCACGGGCTACATGGTCCTGGAGGACACGGACGGAGACGCCCCCTACGGAGGCACGCAGCTCGACGGGTTCCTGGGCACGGTGTTCCCAGGCAACTACAACGCCTGCTAGACCTCCTCTACTCCGCTCTACGGCTGCGTGGCGCCCCTTGTGGGCGCCACTGCCGCGCTTGAGGTAGGATGTCAGCATGGACGCTCTAGATCTCGCTTGGTTGGCTGGGCTGTTGGAGGGTGAGGGCTCCTTCGGACTCAAGAAGTACAAGAGGAAGCGTGGAGGAGAGCGTGGCTATCCCATTGTCAAGGTCAAGATGACGGACAGGGATGTCGTCGAGCGTGCGGCTGTTCTCTTCGGAGACAGTGCGGTGCTCGTGTGTCCTCCTCCAGCCAACTATCCACACCACAAGGTCCAGTACAGGACAGAGGTGACTGGCTCTCGGGCTCGCCAGATGATGTGCGAGCTTCGACCTATGCTTGGGCTACGACGCCAAGCGCAAGTGGATACAGCTCTCAGCTGGCAGCACTAGAGCCACCGTCGCGTCCGGGCTCCGATGCTGCTAGGAGGAGCGAGGCCAGAACGTCCGGGACCTCGACTCGTAGGTCACGAGTGCCTCCTGCTCCAGTCAACCACACGGTGTTCTCGTGGACTGTCAGGCCTGCCTCCACGAGTAGCTGGAGCAGGGTGCGGTGTAGGTCGAGCTCCTCCCATGCCTCGCCCAACTCCTCCCAAGCCTCGTTGAGCATGCGGTCCTGCTCCAACCGAGGGGCCAGAGCCTCCTTGTCGAGACCCTGTAGTAGGTCTACGGGCGGGTGCTCGGAGGGTACATGGATGTGTAGGTGGAGGTCCATGCCACCATAGTACGGCACTCCAACTGAAGTGCGGGCGGTTCTAGAGGCAGACCCTCTACTACTCCAGCATGCTCTCACCTACAGGTCTATCTATAGGTGACAAGAGAGACCTACCATCTACCACATAGTCCCAGTACAACTGTCTCACTTCGACCTTCGGTCCCACGATCCCAGGGTCCAATGACGATGAGAGTAGGTCTATCACTCTCCATGGATCTGTGGACATCTCCTTGTCACTAATAGGTCTATCATTGTCATGCTACTCCACTCTATGCTGGGGTAGTAGAGCTCCCGCAAACAACCTATTGGTGACAAGCCTGCCCTTCTTTAACCTTAAACTAAAGGACTCAGACTCCTTCACTCCAAGCAATAGACCTCTAGGCTTCTACTTCTACCCTTGAGTCTAAGAGGGCATCGTGACAACCCTCTACTTGGCGGTGATCCTCTAACCCAGTGAGGTGAGGTCTATCCATACACCTCTATGACTCTACCCTCTACTCTATATAGACTGATGATCATCATGACTCTATGTCTATCTACTGCTATGCTCCTACTCCTCGTCACTTCATGTAGGTCTATAGGCCTATCCTCTTGTCATCATGTAGGCCTATTGGACCCCGCCCCTCTTTATCCTTGCGATTTTTTGTCTACCTCTGATCCACCTCCCCAATCCCAATGTCACAGATAGAAGCATTCCACTCTTTCCACATAGCACGGCGCCATCTACGTCTACTAGACCAACTTCGGCTACACGCCGCCTGATTTCCATGACAGGTAGCGTAAGATAGAGGGGGTACCAGCCAACCCACTTGGGAGACCCAATGGCATCACCCATGACCACACATCTAGTAGAGGAACTCGACCGTCTCACACGGGAGAACGGCACGGAGCATCCAAGCTGCCCCATCTGCAAGGGCAAGGTGGAGTTGACGCCCACGCATGCCATCGTCTGCGTAGATTACGGTTCTGATCACTACCGCTGGGAGCTACCTGCGGTTGAGGTGCGGGAGCCCAAGCCTTCAGGTGTCCATGGCAGGTAAGCACACACCCCGAGACACGGGCAACCGAGGGCACATGACCCACACCCCCTTCCGGGCGTCGGTGCTACCTACGGTGCACCTAGAACAGCCGGGTACGTCCGCCAACGCAGACGCCTATGGGCGGCAGGCCATCCCGCTCCAGCGGACCCTGACGGTGTTCTGCTGGTGCTACTACCGGGAAGTGCCCGTGGCCCAGCGAGACGTCAAGGCGGGCCTCACGGGACCCTGCGAGCTGCTCTGGTGCTTGGAGACCGACCGCATCAAGCGTAACCAGTACGGGCCACCGGGACCCACGTCATGACTGCTTACAACGGGATGTACCGCTGCCCTGGAGGCCAGAAGCCGCCTGCTAGGCGTCGAGGGTGGGCGGCGCAGTGCTCGGAGTGCGGACGCTGGGGAAAGACCTATCCAAATGGCACGGTGGTCATGCACAAGCGGCGCCGAGCAACCAAACCGCCTTCGCCTGCGGCGTAGGATATGGTTATGGGAACCATCGAAGCGTTGGAAGAAGCGATCACCTACCTGGCGGACACGCACAACCTGTACCTGTGGCGTGTGAACGAGAGACTGGGTGGAGAACATGTGAAGGGTTGGGCCTTCGCTCGTCGGGGGCTCCGTAATGACTTCCAGGCCGACACCATCAGCGGCGCCGTGACCTTCAACCTGGAGAAGATTCGGGAGGACAACAGGCTGGCACAGAAGAAGACTCAGGAGAGCTTGGAGACCACCATGTACACCTCCACCAGAGTCGGCGAGCTTCTCAGCAAGATTCGCACAGCGGAGTGACGGTTACCGTCAACATCCCTGGGCGAGCCTACCTGGCTTGCCTCGATCCCCTCGCTACTGGCGTACCCGAAGAAGAGGGGTGGCCGGAGCCCCGCATCATCAAGCGAGGTAGGCTGGAGTTCAGTGCTCGCTACGAACTCACCCGGTACCAGGCCTACCAGATGATGACGCACATGCGGGACTTCGGGGAGACGCTGGGCGGCGCAGGCGTCGACGATGAGCTGCGAGAGGGTCCTGCCTGCCTCAGGGGCGCCTATGCCCTGGCCAAGGCTCTCGGCCACGAGGACGAGCTCTACCCCGCCACTCGGCCACCTCGTGACGTAGGATAGGTCTGAAAGAGGGGCGAGTACTCTTGGTGAACCTCCGAGCCAGATGGGGACGATCTGGCCGCAAGGTCGACCGGCTCTGCTCGCCCCTCTTCGTACCATGGGGGTATGACACCCACACTTGGACGCATCGTGCTCTATCGGACGGACGGTCGCAACGGGCTGGTCTATGACCTCCCGGCGATCATCACCTGCACGGCGGAGACCCACCCTGGCAACTACCCGGACGGCAGCACCAACCCGTTGCCGGTGCCCGGACGAGACGAGGTGCACCTGACGGTGTTCACTCCCGGAGGGTTCGGCACCAAGGTGGGACCGTGGCCTGACTCGGGACCTCGTCAGCCTGACACGGACGCCGACTTCAAAGATGCCACGCAGCTGGTTCCTGGGAGCGGCACCTACGTCGAGCTCTTGGTGCCCTACGCCTTCGGCGGTGAGGCAGCACAGAGAGGTGCCGACCTCCCGCATCGCACCTGGCGTTGGCCGGAGCGCGTCTGATGGAAGACATCAGGGGCGTCGAGTTCACCACCTACATCCCGGCTGGCATCAAGAGCACCGAGGAAGCCGTAGCGCACCTTGCTCCACTGTTCTCGCCCGATGCGAGCGTCGTCATCGCTGCCATGGAGTACGACTACATCGGCGAGTACGGGCAGACAGCTCAGCATCCTGTCAAGCTGGAGGTGCGAGACCGAGCCTGGGTCACCCTCACCACGGAGCCTCCGCAGCCACGAGACCCTGGTCGGAAGACCTCAACGGGGACCTGATGGACCTCAACGAAGCTACTGAGCAAGAGCTGGTCAAGGCGCTCGCTCGCCTCAACCTTAATCGGGACACTTCAACCCGGTACGTCTACGACGGGCTTGGCCAGCGGTTCGAGATCGCTTACCTTTCCACATACAGGACCGGCAAGCGGCAGTACACTTGCCTTGACGCTCCGTTCGATGGCTAACACACCCAGGAGCTCAGAGAGCGCCATCTACCTTGTGGTGCCCACTTGGTGGAGTTCTGTGATGGTTTGGCAGACACGCTGGAGCATCTGGCGCATCGACCAGAACCGCAAGGCCATCGCCAGGCATAGGAAGAGCCTCCAGGTCTACGCCGAGCGTGCGAAGAGGTGGTTGTGATGGAGCGACCCACCAACGAGTACTTGGTCTTCGAGGAGCACGAGCCTGCTCAAGGAAAGAAGACCAAGACGGTTCATGTCAAGTCGGTTCGAGGCGCCTACTTGGGGATGATCATCTGGTACGGGGCCTGGCGGTGTTACACCTTCCAGCCAGCTCCCGTCACGGTGTTCAACCACGGGTGTCTCAAGACGATCAACGAGTACATCGCTCAGCTGATGGATGAACGCCGGTGACATCTTGGTGGCATTGGGCGCTCTGGGGTCACGACCTCTTCTGGCCCTGGGAGTAGGATTCACTTCATGGGAGCGCCCTTCACACAAATGGACATGGCAGCCGCGAACGAGAGCTGTGGAGCCCCAGAGCCTGTGTTCGACGACTGCCCCGCTTGCAGGGGTCGAGTGGGGCTGCATTGCGCCGAGTGCAAGATTCAGGTCACCGGCTGCACTTGCACGGAGGCAGCCCGCTTCGACCCCCTCACAGCTTGGGAGGCCACCTGCCAGAGGTTGGGGGAGGACGAGGCGAGGAAGGCATACAAGTCGGCGGGCATCCCGATCCCCGGAGAGGGGCTGATCCTTCCATGAGCCAGTATAAGAATCCACACAAGAGCGCGGTGCCGTGGGGACTTTGGGCGCTGGTGATCGTCATGTTGGCGGTCGTGTTCTGGAACGTCTACCAGATGGCGGAGCACTGACGTACGATCCTCTCGGAAGGTCCTGGCTCGGCAGCATGGACCTTTCGGCAGTGCGGGGTACTGAGAGCGGGGCGGCTTGGGCTTGGTGTCAGAAACGGCTCCTCGGAGGCCTGAGTCGCCTCGCTCTTCGCTTTTCGTAGCATAGGTGTATGGCACACCCCCGCAACATGACGCAGACGGCGCCGTACCCCACAGAGCTCGCTGAGCTCGTGGAGGGCTTCCACTACCGTCCTGGCTGGCAATGTCGACTGCTCGACGACTTCGTGCGAGAGCGGGAGGATCCTGCTGATGACAGCTCTCCGCCGCTGGTCTGGGGACTGACCCTCGACATCATCACTCGGGGCTACAACTCCTACCACCCTGAGCAGGGCCAGAACTACGGGGTTCATCACTACATGATCGTGCCAGCGGCCACGTACAACCGTGAGTCATGGCAGAGGTGGCTCCTCAACCAGCACTTCCTCGTCGAGCAGCACGAGACGTGCGAGTTCTTCGTGGTGAACGGTGAGCATCCGTTCGCGCCTAACCACGGTCCTGGCAACGACCCCTACAGGGTGGTCGAGTACGCTCCTGATGAGGACCGGCGGACCTCGTTTCGAGGCGTCGTCAAGGACTAGACGTGCCCAAGAGCTGCGAGGACTGCAACGGCAAGGGAGCTCGCTCGGCTGTCGCTGGGCACTGCTTCGACATCGACGGCGGGCTCTGGCATGGCCCAGGCGAGTGCCACAGCTGTGCCCCAAGTTGCTGCCCGCCTTGTCCCACCTGCGGCGGCAGAGGGACCCTCTCGACGCCAGAAGAGCTCGCTCTGAGACTGGTAGAGGCCTTCTGGGGGGATGAGACCAACTGGATCGACTTGAATGGCACGTATTTGACACTAGATGGCCAAATTGGGGGCGTTTCTGACGAAATTCGGGGTTTTATCAACGAAATGGACCAAAAGTGGCGAAATTCGCCACTAGGAGGCGGATAATGTGGAAAATCTGCCATTTTGGCCATTTTTCGTCATTTTGGGGTGAAAAGTGACAGAAATCACATGCGGTGCCTGTGGGGGCACCGGAGAGATAGAAATGGCAAATCCTCCGTTGGATCCTGTCACTTGGGAGTGCAGGGAGTGTGATGGGATGGGGATTGACCCTAAATACACCCGTCGCATGGAAAAGCGCCAGGATCAGCTGTGAATCTCCGCTGGGAGGGCTGGGTGCGCACCAGAAACGGCGCTATCACCTGCTATGTGCGGATCAAGGCTGAAGATGCCGTGGACGCCGTCCATCGAGCACAGGCATCTGCTCACCGCAAGCATGGCAACAAGCAGTACGGGCTCGACGACTTCGTCTGCATCGGGGTCTCGCTCCACGAGGGCGACCAGAACCTGATCGGCGACGTACCATAACGTCGAGAGAGTGGCCGGTCATGTACCGTCTGCGTTGTGCTCACAAGACAGCGGACCAGCAAAGGCAAGCTCTGTCAGTACGTGGATGTCGTGCGGAAGCCCGACGTGATGCGGCCTTCAACTTGCGGGCTCTGAGCGTCCGGTCACTCTCTCGCCTAAGATGTTCTTGGAGCCGAGCTGGCCCGCCTCCGCGGCGACACCGAACGGCCCCTGCGGAGGGCGTCATGAGCGACCAGACACCGGAACACGTTTGCGAAACAGTTCCGCCTACGGAGCGTGAGGAGCCGTTCCTCGTCGACCCCGGCTGGGTCGATATGCGGCTCGTCACAAACCTCCACGGCGACGATCACCGCATCCTGTTCTACGAGGACGGCACGGCCCGGTTCGAGCACCGCTGCTGGCGGTGGGAAGACGAGTCGGTCATCTGTGCCCCGGTCCTGTTCGACCACCAGATCACCCGTGACCCGCTGGTCATCACCCCGTCGATCGACTGCCCGGATTGCCGCCTGCACGGCCTCATCATCAACGGGAGGTGGCTCGATGCAGCCTGACGAGCGAACCGAACAAGTACCAGCGACGGAACGTAGGGACGAGCCTGTCCGCATCCCGAAGGACAAGGCAGCGCGTGACCGCCTCGCCAACATGGCGGGGCTCACCGACGAGGAGCGAGCCGCTCTCGACGAGTGGTGCCGACAGCAGGCCATCGAGGACGACGCCCGCCGCCGCCGAGGGTTGGAAGCCCACGGGAACGACGTGATGGGCGGTGCCGACCGTGGCTGAACCCATGCCCACCATCACCCCGCAGGACTGGGCCATCACCGAGGGCGTGACGTGCGTGTCCTGCCCGTCCTGCGCCTTCACCTTCGACGCCAGCCACACCGAGGTCGACAGCGGCCAAGGAGGGCCGTACGACTGCCCGCCTGCTTCGTCCAGCGGTCGCTCTACCTGCGCTGCTCCTTGTGCGGTCAGACCAAGTGGGCGAGCACTCCTGAGCGAGCCACCTACCTGCTGGCGTTCCACTTGAACCGCCGCCACAAGGGCTGGACGAAGGCTACGGAGGGTGACTCTTGACCGCGCGAAACCACCCTCGCGAGCAGTCGGCACCGCGGCTCTCCGGCGGGCCAGATTCGTCGGGGGGTGCGGACAGCAGCGGGTCCGCCCAGGGTCGAAGCGTGGGCCGCCCCCCGGCACTCTCCGGCGGCAGGCCATGAGCGGCGACGGCTACACGATCCCACCCGATACCGTGATCGAGTACCTGCCGCACCAGGAGCAATGCGCCTGGTGCGGCGAGCGCGCAAACTGTGAGGACGACCCGAGCATCGGCATGGCCGTGCTCAATGGCCTCTGGCGACCCGCCCATGAGGGTGAGTGCACCGATGGGGTGAACAACTGGCTCATGTACGGGGAGCACAAGCCGCCGTTCTACGTGGCGCTCTCCGGCGGGCCCGTTGGGGAGGCCGACCGTGGCTGACCTGACGCCAGCGATTCGGGAAGCGCTCGACGCTCTTGCCGATGGACGGCCCGCCGTCAGCGGCAGAGGTTCGACGCACCTCATGGATTCGCCGTACCGGGAGTCTCAGTGGTTCCTCAACGCCAACGTGGCGGGTCGACTCGTGGACATGGGGCTCGCTGAGTACGACCGTTGTCCGACGTGCGGTCAGTGCAAGACCCACGGGAGTCCGATCGTGATCACCACCGCTGATGGCCCGCCGATCCGCCGTCTGCCCCCAGCTCGGCTCCTCCGCGTACCATGAGCCTATGCGCAAGCGTGTGACTCGGTTCGCCCGGACCATCTGGCACATTGCCAAGCTCACCTTCAACTGGTGGAAGACGGAGGGTGGCATGGTTGGCAAGTTCATGGTTGCCTACCTGGCCTTCCAGGTGCTCACATACGACTTGTGGGGCACTTGGTTCGCTCTGCTCTTCTCCGCTGTGCTGGCGCTAATGGATGACACGATTCGAGAGAACGAGCAGCTTCGTAAGGACAACAAGCGGCTGGCTCGGGCCGTGGCCCAGCGCACCGCCATCCCTCGTCTCCCCGGTCACATCGAATGACCAAGGCAGACCAGATGACAGAGGCTCTCCGTCCCATTGCTGAAGAGGGCAACCCCTACGCTGAGCTTGCTCTGGTTCGCATCTTGATGTCTGAAGACCCCGACGCTACGGTGGAGCAGATTCTCAAGGAGTGGGGAGTTCTCTTCCGCTACGTTGCTTCGGTATTTCGGGGGCTGAAGGAGTTCGTTGATGAGTGGCAGAAGGCAGACGGGGTCTTCGAGTGGGATAACGTAGACGAGTGGGCCAATCAAGCCAAGGAGGCTTTGAATGACCAACCGCCGACCGATTCACCTGGTGCTGCTGTTACTGATGATGGCAGCACTGGTTCCGGCTCTTCACATGGACGGATCGAGGACCACGGAGGATCACCCTCCCAGTACCTCTTCCCCCGCACTCGTCCAAGCGACGAGCTCGGGGAAGATCCACCTGTTGGCCAAGGCCAAGCAGTGGATGCCAACAACGACGACCACAGCGCAGCCAATTACCACGACCACCACTTCGCCTGCCTCGGCCCCTTCAACCACTCAGGCGATTGCCCCACCACAGCCAGAGGCGACACCTCCCCCCGACCAAGGTGACATCAACTGGGACGCTATCGCTAACTGCGAGTCGGGTGGTAACTGGAGCACCAACACTGGCAACGGCTACTACGGTGGTCTCCAGTTCCATCAGACCTCGTGGGAAGGTGCTGGTGGACTCCAGTACGCTTCACGAGCTGACCTTGCCTCACGTGAGCAACAGATTGCTACTGCGGTCGTGCTTTCGGATGGTGGCCGGACGATCATGCATCACTGGCCCAATTGCGGGGTCTACGCCTAGGAGGCTGCTGTGCAAGTTTCTGTCAAAGAACAGAGCGACGGTGAGTTCACCGTCGTGTTCGATGGTGAAAACGGTGAGCCCTGGTTCAGGAGCACGGAGGGCTACACCCGTAGGTTCGATGCTCAGCGGTCTCTCAACGACTTCTTGACGCAGCTCGCCTACCCAGCCCAGATTACGGTTCGGCACTTGGATTCTGGTGGCGAGGAGATCGACTACCTACACTCTGATGATGGAGTGTGAGTTTTGTGGTGAGAAATACAATCCTGTAGCGACTCGATGGCGCTGCCCACACTGTGGCTGGAAATCTAACTGTTGCGAGGGGGCAGCTCAGCAGGGGGCTCTGATGGATCGGCCATACAACCGCCCTAAATATGACCTTTGCGTGTGCTCTTGTCGTCTGGAGTACCACGTGGGATACTGTGTGGTGTGCGGTGAGCAGGTTTGTCCAGTGTTCAGGAGAGCCAGCACCGAGAATTATCCACTGATTAAGGAGACCGGATGACCATCGAGGCTGTCAAGGATGAGGAACTGGAAACGTGGAGCGCCACCTGCGACAAGCGGGGTTGTGGTGGGTTCACCACCCGCAATCACGAGACCAAGAAGGCTGCCATCGAGAGGATCGAAGAGCACCAGCGGGAGCCCCATTTCGGTGAAGGCGAACAGAGCTCCGAGGAAGCCGAGTCTCAGGAGGTTGAAGACTGATGGCCATCACCGCCGCTGACATCAAGTTCAAGTTTTCCGTTGTTGCCGCCGCAGGCAACACCACGGTAGGCACGGCTGCCGGAGCTCTTGGAGACCAGATCTCAACTACTGAGATCCCTGATGCAACCCTGCACAACCTCTTCGACGTTGTCACGGGAGACGAGAACGCTGCGTCTGACGTCGAGTACCGATGCTTCTTTGTTCACAACGACCATGCAACATTGACCTGGGTTGCTCCGGTTGTGTGGTTGTCTGCTGAGACGGCAGGCGGAGCTGTGGCGGCCATTGGTCTCGATCCTGCTGGAGTTACGGCCAAGGGGCTAGGCTCAGCGCAAGCAGCAACCATCGCCAATGAGGGGGCAGCTCCTGCTGGCGTTTCTTTCTCAGCGCCGACAACCAAGGCTGGTGGCCTACAGATTGCTGACATTCCAGCAGGCTCGGTGGCGGCTATATGGGTGCGGCGATCAGCAGCCAACACGGGAGCTCTCGATCTGGACGGTGTGACCATCCGGGTTGAGGGCGACACAGCGGCATAACCTCCCGTGTCTACCAACCCCAACTATGCGTCGGTCAACCCGAGAACTAACACCGGGACGATCTTAACCGCCAACACTGCACGAGATGGCACTGGTACAGGACCAGCAACACCTATCTTCACAGGAGCTGCATCTGGTTCCAAAGTGGAAGAGATCAGGGTCAAGGCTACCGCAGCGATCGCAGTTGCTGGTATGGTCCGTATCTATATCTACGACGGATCTGGTACAGATGCCGCCTTGCTCACCGAGTTCCCGGTTCCTGTTACAGCTGCCGACGCTGACACAGCCACGTTCGAAGACTCCAAGAAGTTTGACAACTTGCTCCTTCAGTCTGGGTTCTCGATAACAGCTTCTACGGAGAAGGGCGACGCCTTCAAGGTGCACGTTTCTGGCGCGGACTTCGCCTAGCCGATGTCTAAGCGCGGCATTTATCGGGGGTTTGAACGGAGCCCTGATGGTCTTGAGCCAGATCTGACGTTCCGTCTTGAGACGGATTTCTATACGACAGAACCGCAACAAGTGCCAGTTAGTGTCGTGGGTCCTGTTGAACTGGGCCGTGCGGGACCCATCGAGTTCCGCGCCACCACAGATCGACCTCGCATTGAAGTCGAGGTGGCTTGCGAAACCACTGGGATTATGCATGCCCTATGGCAGGTGATCATTGGCCCAGGTTTGCCGTTCTCGCTGCATGGCGGCACCGTCTCAGGTGGGGTTGTGGGTACCACAACCCACGACATAGGCAAGGTGGCTGGCGAGTATGGTCAGGGCCAGATTGCAGCAACTATTTGGCCGGACGACGTGCATGAAGGCCAGATCGTCCGTTGCCAGGTCTTTACTGGCGTTGTTGGTTACGCTGCGCTGGTCTCAGGTCTAACGGTTGGCAATGTTGCTGTGCGGGTTATGCCCAACAACAAGAAGCTGTACGTGCTGCACGGAGCTGCCATTACGCCGATCATCCTGGGCCGTACGCTAGAGAACCACGCGAACGCCACCATCGCTGGCGAGTACATACCGGCTGTGCCGTATGTAACCGGCGGAGCTGCGGATGTGGTCTTCAAATCTGATAGTAGTCGAGCCTACGTTTCAGACTGGTTTGGGGCTGTTCCGCAAGTTGTGGTGGTTGACACATTGACCGATAGAGTGCTGACTGTGATCCCAGGATTCTCACCGATCGGGATGGCGATAACGGATGATGACTCCAAGGTCTTTGTGTGCACGGGGGCTGGGGCTAATGCCATCAAGATCATCAACACAACTACCCACGCCGTCACTACCCAGTCACTTGCAAGCACTTCAGTGGTTAGTGCCCAGTGCGAGATAAGTCCCGACGGAACCAAGCTCGCTGTGGCGACTGGTGGTGGAAGTGGCGTTACCAACCGTGTTTATGTCTACACGGTTGGGACAGGCGGCACTACTTGGACATTGCTGGCTACGTGTGTGGTTGGGGGAGCTGACTCGTTCCCTGGACCGATCGCATGGGAAGGTAACAACGTTGTTTGGGCTCCTTACGAGACCTTGAATGCTGTTTATCGCTGCCAGGTCGATACACAAGGCGTCTCTTCGTTCGCCTTCACCGGAGCTAATTGCGTGGCAGTGACTGGCAGCGGGTTGGGGAAGAGCTTGTTCGTCACTAGTGCCACCAACACTGACCGCATGGCCTACTACGTCCTCCCGAGCTCCAGTGCCGTTGCACCAACCAAGTACGACAATGCCAACCTGTTTGACATGTACAGCGTCCAGCTCTCCAGTGACGATTTCATCTACCAGGGCACAGACGATGGACAGGTCTACATTAACCAGGGTGGTCAGATATGGTGTAGACCAAATTCTGGGTTCTGGGGCGAAGGTGTAACAGTCCGTGTGTTTGGGGGTGAGCCGGTATGAGCATGCTCAGCGAGCACGAGTCTTTGACAACTGCCCATGGCATCATTAACCCTAACGACCTATGGAACCAGTACGACTCAATGGCGCGCTGGCAGGCCATTGCTGGGGCAACCACCTTGTCTACGGTAGGTCAGTCCACGATCGGGATGCCCGCTCCAACTGTCCGGGGCACTCCGGCCAACGCCGACAATGGCTCAGGGGCACTTATCGCCTACCCCACCACTGGTGTCAATAACAATGTCGCTGGCATCAACTCGGCAGCTGCTGCGTACCGAGCGACATGGCTCCCTTCAGTGGCTTTCGTTGGCAGGTTTGGGGCGCTGATCACCAACTACCGTCTTTGGGTTGGGTTGTTCTCGGCGGACCCATCTGGCTCTGCTACTGCACCAGCTCACACAGCCGGGTTCCGGTTCGATACGGGTGCCGGGGACACAACGTTCAAGGCTGTAACCAAAGATGCGACCACAGCCACTGTCCTTGAGACGGGGTACGTGCCTCAGGCTGATGGCCAGTTCAATCTTGGCATTGAACTCGCTGGCGTCGTTGGAGTTGCTCCTCAACGAGCCAACTTCTACATCAACAGGGTTAAGGTGCAAACCACGACCCTGACCCTTCCGGTGTCGGCAACCACGAATCTTCTGTTCTATTGCTCGCTGACGAACCTGTCGGCTGCCACGCACACGATTCGGGTTGGCCGAGTCTCCATCGCAACACAAGGCTAGTCTCCATGGCTCGTTACTTGCACAATGATGGCAATTGGGAATTGCTCAACGCACCTGACGTGCCCGACGTCTTTACCCCCTCGTTGGTGCAGAGTAAGTCTAGTGCCATGTGGGCCACAACACCTTCTGCAACGGTGAGCTTTGATGTTCTTCCTTCTGCTGGGAATCTCATTGTGGCTGCTGCGGTAAGTCGACATGTTCATGCAACGGTTACCCCACCAGTAGAGCTGACAGAGCTCGTTGTTGGCCTAAACAGCACAGAGAATGACTTTGCAGCCATCTATGCAGGCTTGTCTGATGGTAGCAACGGGTTTCAGTGGGACTACACCGTCAATGACGTGTTGGCAGTGTGGCTTGCTGAGTTTTCGGGAGATTGGACTTCCGTGGTTGCAGAGTCAACAACTTCACGCAGTCGGCAAAGTGACACTGGCGGGGCCATTGGCGCGCTCACCATTGCTCAGCCTTCGCTGGTAATCGCCTGCATGGGAGCGAGGTTGGATGTGGACGGAACTTGGGACTCTCCCCTGTCTCCGGTAGCAGACCTTTTCCATACAGGCACTGGCAGTGAGCCTACAACCAATTTAACTTCGGTCGTTCTTGAGCGTTCATCTAACGTCACACCCACTGTGACCCTATCTGGTTCAGCGGTCAACTTCGCTTCTGCTGTTGCCATCAAAATCCAATGAGTAGAACCCAAGAGCTCGCTCTAGTTGATGGTTCCCAGCTTCTTCACCGAGACGGGTCGTGGGACCATGCTCATGTCTCACCCAGTTCTAGTGGTACTCCAGTTGGCGACACGCTGGCTTTTCAATGGTCGGTCAGAGCTGCTCTTGGAGATACGGTTAACCATAGATGGTCGGTAAGGTCTTTACTGGGCGACACTACAGATGAGCGTTGGTCGGTTCGCCTTCCACTGGGAGATGCTTTTGACAACAGGTGGTCTTTGAGATCTGTTGTTGGGGATGGCAGTGATGTCAGGTGGGCAGTGCGAACTGTTCGGGGGGATCCGCTTGATGCACGTTGGTCGGTTAGAGCCCAACAGGGTGACGCTGTTGGTGTGCGCTGGAGTTTGCGAAGCTTCACTGGAAATTTAAATGCTCTGTTGTGGGCTGAGAGGTCTTTGCAGGGCGATGTTTCTGATTTTCGTTGGTCAGATCGATCAAATGTTGGTGACGCAGCGGACATCCGCTGGAGTGATCGTCAGATTTCCAGTGACACTGTCGGGTTGCTTTGGTCGCTTCTTCAGCCGACAGGAGATGCCTTGGGTGCTCTGTGGTCGTTGTTGGGTGCGGCGGGTGAACAACTGGACAATCAGTGGAGTGATCGAGCTGCGTTGGGACGCGACTTTATTGGTCCCTGGTCAGTTTTCAGTTTGCTTGGAGATCAAACTGAATTTCAGTGGGTAGAGAGGGGGTTGGCTGTTGGTCCTGTTGGGCTTATTTGGGGTGTCAGGACAAATGTTGGCGGTCTTCTAGATCTAGATTGGGCTGTGCGCCTTTTGACTGGCGAAGCAGCTGATTACCACTGGATGTTGGCGGGTGTTGCCGGTGTGGAGTTGGATGCGCCCTGGTCACTCACAGGGACGGTGGGTGAAGTTTTGATCGCTCCTTGGTCGTTGCTTTTGGTAACAAACACAAAAATGGATCTTTTCTGGGGACTGTTGGTATCTGTCCATGACACGCTAGAGAACGCTTGGTCTTTGGCGGGGTTGGCTTCAGCATTAACTTCACCATATTGGTCTGTTCGTCAGCTGGCTGTTGATTCGCTGAGGACTCAGTGGGACGTGCTTTCGGGGTTCTCTGTTTCAAACACGTTGACATCGCACTGGTCGGTTAAGTCCCTGGCCGATAACGAACTTGTCTTTAACTGGTCACTCAGAGACGCATTGGCTGACATCTTGCAGGTTCGCTGGGACACCCACTCTGTTGTGGCAGATTTGCTTACAGCACATTGGTCGCTGTACGGCCGAGCCAGTCAGCAGGCGGAATTGCTGTGGGGCATTCGGGCTCGCTTGGGCGACGCACTCTTCGTGCAGTGGATGTTGCAGAGCACCACACCTTATGTGTCTTGGGCGATCGTCAGTGAGTTGATCTCGAACAGGTTCGTTGCTACTAGGGTCTACAACCGCATGACCGTCGATAGTGTTGAACAGAGAGTTGCAGTTCGAGATTTGAGGAGTGTGAACAGTTGACGCAGGCCACGATCCAGCGGGAATCGCAAGAGAGCCTTCTGGTCACGGTTGTGGCAGATGTCGACCCCACTTCCTATGACGTCGAGTTTTGTGCTGTGGCGTTAGGAGAGCGTCCGGATACCTGGGTTGAGGCAGCTTGGTACCCACCGGTGGTCCAGCGCAGGGACGGCAAGTTCGAGGTGCGAGTGAAGACGCCTCGCTTGGGAGAAGATGGTGAGGTGGCACTCGAAACGGGGGCTTACGAAACCTACGTGCGCATCACTAGTGGCCCCGAGATCTTCGTCCTAGAGTCAGGCTCACTCTCCGTAGAGTGAGGAAGCAGCCAACCAAGGAGAAGCCATGAGCTGGTCAGACTACAACCCCTTGAACATCCTCAAGCAGGCGCCCACCGCCATCAAGACCTTCGTCTTGCTGATCTTGACTGCCCTGGTCGTTCGTGGAACCATCCATGCCAGCGATGAAGAGATCGCCATTTGGGGGTTGATCATCGAGCGCGGTCTGGAGCTCATGTACGTTGCTCCGGCCAAGGAAGCCAAGCTCAAGGCAGATCTGACTGAGCTCAGCGGCTAGCGACAGTGCCTTACGCCAAGGAGGAGAACCTTGCCGTTGAGGTGGGCGAGGAGTGCGTTAGCCTGTCCCAGCGGACGAGGTTCACGGCAGCCGAGCTTCAGGAGACGGCTCGCTACATCTTTGGGTGCGGCGAGACCTTAGACACCTTCCGTAAGGTGGTCATGTTCTCCCAGCAAGCTGGCGGTTCGCCAGTGGCTGTGGCCATCTTGCTGAACGAGCTTGCTTTCGAGAACGGGAGAGCCACTTAGTGCCAGGACCCCAGCGCATGCCGCATCTTGCAGATGCCAAGGGCATGCTCAGTCAGCTTCAGGATAACACGCGGGTCCTCCGCGACCGTTACAAGGACGACCCCGTGGGGTTGGCCGAGCGACTTGGGTTGATGTTGCCAGAGAAGCCGCTGGTCAAGATGAAGCGACTCGGCCTCTACGACGCAGAGGTTCATGGGCCGATCTTTCCTGGCCTTCGAGATCTCATCATCGAAGTCTGTACTGGCGAGGTAGAGGATGCCGTGGTGGTTGGCCCTCGTGGCGGTGGCAAGAGCCAGGGAGTCTCCTTCATCGAGTTCTTCCTGTGGTGGGTTCGCTTCTTCGACTGTCTGAACCTGGGTGGCTCCGAGCTCCAGGCTGCGCAGGTCTATGCCTACTTGGAGGAGTACCTCAACAAGGATCCCGAGTTCAAGGAGTTCGTCAAGGGCGAGGCGCTTCAGTCCAAGACCGAGAGTAAGAAGAACAACTGGATCCGGGTGCTTACTGCCTCCCAGAAGAGCACTCGATCCCCGCATGCTGGCTCCACCAACCCAGACCGTGGTGGTCTGCTCGTAATTGACGAGGAAGCTGAGGCCGACCCCGACATCGTGGCTTCTGCCCTGCCGACGATCAACACGGCCAACCCGTCAGTGAGCGTGCGTAGTTCTACCTTCCACAACGCTACCGGTTCGTTTGCTGAAGTTGTTGATAACCATAAGGAGATGGGCTACAAGCTCTACCGATGGGATGTCTTCGACATCTGCCAGAGGTGTGAGTGCGCGGACACATGCAAGAACTCTGAGCCGTGCTTCCGAGAAGATCACTACGAAGAGGCAGAGAACCCTGAGACTGGCGAGATGGAGAACAAGCTCAAGCACCGTGCGTACTGCGGTGGGCGAGCCATGTACGCCGACGGATGGATGCCAGTCGTTGAGATCGAGAAACTCTGGCGCCGCTCCCGCCGTAACCACGCCTTCTTCGAAGTGGAGGCTATGGGGTCTCGCCCCACCACGGCGGGCTACGTCATCAAGGACCAGCAGCGGTACAACAGCCTCATCGCGTCAATGCCTGCGGCCTCGTTCTACCGGCCCGGTGATCCAGTGTGGATCTGTGTCGACTGGGGATCTGTCAACTGCGGACTCTCTGTTTGGCAGTACCATCCGCTGACCGACAAGCACGTGCGGTTGGAGGCTGAGCAGATCCAAGAGCAGAGTGAGACGTTCATCCTCAACCAGGTGCTGATGTATGCGCACCGCTACGCCAACGAGCTCCAAGGCATCCGAGGAGACATCGGTGGCGGTGGAGATTACTTCAACCCCAAGCTCCGCAACGAGTACGGGTTGCCGGTCGAGGACATCAACTTCAAGCAAGACAAAGAAGCTGCTGCGGTAGTCTGGAACATCTTCAACGACGCCGGTCTTTGCATTTACCCGGAAGAGCATGAGATCGCCAACGAGCAGATCCGCAAGTGGAAGCGTGGCGTTGACGGCAAGATCAAGAAGGGCAACGACCACATCTGTGACACGGGGATCTGCTACTTCTCCCGGCTGATCGATGACATGGGGGTGCAGCGACAGAGGTTCGCACCACAGACCTTTGATGCCGGGATGCCTGATCCTCTGGAGCGGACCATCATGGAGGGTGCACGCAGGGTGATGAATCATGGTAGTCGAGTTCCAGTTGTTGTTGCCCTTGGTGGACCGCGACGCAGACTGTAGACACGGAGGCCTGATGTCTAGGGAGAACTACGGAGCGATCGGTGCAGCGAAGGCGGCTCGTTCTTCTGCGCAGCCTGACTTCAACAACACTGCCAATCTGGTCACTGACCTCGTTGCAAGCTACAAGCCGCTCGGAAACCACTTGCCTTGGGTGGCGCTGGACTACGTCGAGCTCTTGGCGGTGTGGAACCCTGACTATGCTCAGGCGGTCGACAACATCAGGACGCTGGCGAACAGCGGTCACATCCTCTACACGCAGGATGGTGCCGACGATACGGCCTTGCGTTACCTTCTCCAGCTGAAGGCTCGTACGGTGCAGGCCAGGCATGGCGGTATCGACGGGCTCATCGACAAACTGCTTTGGCAGGGAGCTACCTTCGGTGCCATGTGCGGCGAGTGGGTGACGGACGAGGATCTCAGTGATGTCGTCGACTTCCTCGACGTGTCGCCCAAGAGCATCCGCTTCATCTGGGAAGATGAGCATTGGGCTCCCTACCAGATGGTAGACTGGTCTGCTGCTCAGCGGGCAAGGCGTCAAGGGCAGACCGTGCGAGGCAACCTCGTCAAGCTCAACGAGGCCACCTTCCACTACTACGCCTTCAACGCAGAACCGAGCTCGCCCTACGGCACTCCCCCGTTCCTTGCCGCTCTGCCTGGCATCGCCATCCAGCGAGATCTGATCAAGAACATGGCGAAGATCGTGAAGAAGGTTGGTCTGCTGGGGATCCTCGACCTCACCATCGAACAGGTCCAGAAGAAGCCTGGTGAGACGGAGGACGACTTCCGTACTCGGGCCACCTCGTTCCTCCAGTCGTACGCGACGGCTGTCGAGGACATGGTCGAGACCGGTGGACTCGCTCACTTCGATGACGTGAAGCTGGAGACGCAGAGCATCGTTGGCAACGCTGCGGGCGCCACCAACATCTTTCGGCAGAATGAGGAGCTGATCTTCTCGGGGTTGCGCTCCATGCCTTCGGTGCAGGGGCGCTCGTACTCAACTACCGAGACCTACGCTGGTGTGAGCTATGACATCATCATCCGCAACACGCTCAAGTACCAGCGGGCAGTCAAGCGTATGGTGGAGAGCGGCTACTGGCTGGCCGCGACGCTTCAGGGGTTCAACCCCGAGCGGATCTCCATCGAGTTCAACCCAAACAAGACGCTCAACCGCCTGCACGACGCCAACAGCCAGCTGTTGGAGATTCGTTCTGCTCTGCTCCTTTGGGCCACGGGGATCGTCGATCAAGCGGGTGCTGCACAGCTGCTCGGTTACAACGATTCAGCCAAGAAGATGGAGGAGCCTCCGGACTCTCCGCTCATTCGAGCTGCTGGAGAGGGCAACGTCAACGAGATGTTCAAGCAGATTGTGGATCGTCTTCAGGAGATCGATCACCAGATCCCCAAGGGCTCTACGCTGCTCGCAGAACCCGTCTAGCGGGTTTTAGTTCCAAGAGCCCTAGGAGGTTCGCAAACAATGGGTGACGACAACAAAGATCAGAAGCTGAAGACGAAATCCGAGCGCCGCAAGGAAGCTGCCAAGGAAGGCAAGCAGAGCGCCAAGTCCGGCCATCAGCACCGTGAGACCAGCCGAGGGGAAGAGGTGTACAAGTGAGCAACATCCTGCTGAAGGACCGGCATCGCCCGGAGCGCAAGCTCGAAGAGGTCCTGGCTCAGCGAGCACCTCTTACCGAGCTCAAGATCAACAAGACCACGATCCACATCGGCAAGGAGGCGGGCATCTCCAAGGCCGAAGAGGAGCTGGAGCCGATCGAGGGTGGCGGCAGTACCGAACTGTTCCGGCCGTCCGACGAGCAGGTGGAGCTGATCAACCAGTACACCTACTCGCCGAAGACGGCCGAGGAGCTCGCGGTGTTCCCGGCGCATGCCTGCAACACGCTGTGGGATCGTGATGATGATCGATTCGTCCCCCAGACGTTGGCGGACTTCGACACCAAGGACGCTCCGTTCAGCCCGCTGGGCAAGAGCTTCCTCATCGGCCACAACCACACCTCGTTGCCGGTCGGCAGGATCTTCGACAAGAGCGTCAAGCCTCTGTCGGGGGATGACGCCTACCTGGAGACCTGGCAGTACATCCCCAACACCGATCAGTACAAGGCCTACCTGGAGAACCTCGATTTCGGGATCTTCTGGGCCGTCTCGGTTGGTGTCATGTTCGACGGCGCCTCCTGCTCGGCCTGCCAGAAGGACTGGAGCTGGAACCCCTGGTTCTGCGTGGAGGGTCATGAGAAGGGCTTCCACTACGACCTCAAGAACGACGAGACGGATGACTACGGTTATCCGATCCCGTTGGAGGCCTACGACCCCAACCCTGAGAAGGGCGTCTTCTGCGGGCGGGAGTTCGTCGGTGGCAAGGACTTCTACGAGCTCTCGCAGGTCTACCTGGGGGCGCAGTACTTCGCTGAGGTCACCGACAAGGTCACTGCGCTCAAGAGCGTCGAGCCTGGCGGACAGCTCACGCTGAGCCGCGAGGAGACCAAGGCGCTGGAGCCCAAGACCGGCGACCGCATCGCTGAGGCCATCAAGAGCGGTCTCGAGATCGGCCTGTCTCCTGATGGCAACGCCGTTTGGCGGGATGCGGACGACCTGGTCTGGTACTACGACGTGACCAAGGAGTCCTACGCATCGCTTGGTCGAGCGGACAGCGAGTGGGCCAACACGGTTGTGTTGCTCGACTCCAGCAAGACCCCCAAGCCTCCCCTTTCCGAAGAGGATGGCGACCGCAAGTCCAAGATGAAGCAGGACGACAAGGAGACCAAGGTGCCGAAGACCGCTCTCATCACCGCTGCTTCCGAAGCTGAGCTGCCTGCCAGCCTGCTGGAGAAGATCGCTGAGGCTGAAGACGACGACGGTGCGCTCAAGGCGTTCTGCTCTTCTGTCAGCGAGTCGCTCAAGGAAGCGGAGGCCAAGCTGGCCGATGCCGACGTCAAGGTGGCCCAGGCCAAGGAGCTCGGCGAGCTCGGCGAGCAGTACGTGAAGAACCTTCGCCAGGACGTCATCGACATGTACGTCAAGGCTCACCAGGATCCGCAGGATCCTCAGAAGGTCAGCACTGACACCGTCATGAAGCTGGTCGACGCTTGCGGCAACAACGTCGACCTTCTCAAGTCCCTGCACGCCGACTACCTGAACACGGCGCAAGCCAAGTTCCCGGAGACGGTGGGCGTGCGGCGGAGCGTCCAGCCGGACGACCCCCATCGAGGTGCCGATCCTGCTGACGACAAGTCAGCTCCGAGCGCCACCCCGACCACCGGAGCCAGCCGTCTCCACGGCTGACCCAAGAGAGCCAGAGGAGTAGACCTATGACGACCAAGACCGCCGGTGGTCGGATCAGCTCCCGGATCGCCCTGACGCTCGAAGCGCAGTCCGCGCTCGACGTGGGTGCCCCGGTCAGCATCACCGGCCCCTACGAGTGTGACACGGCAGACAGCGGCGACACGTTCGTCGGCATCGTCTCCGTCGCCAACGTGAAGCGAGGTGCGAACGGCGCCTACCCGACGGATGATGTCCCCGGTGAGGTCACCGTCGAGAGCATCTTCTCGTTCGTTGGCACCGTCGTCGCCGGGACGGGTGGGGTCACCGCTGGTGACCGCATCTTCCTGAGCGCAGCAGGAGCCTTCGGCAACGCCGCAGGCATCACCGAGGTGGGGGTTGCCGTCGGCATCGCCCTCACCACCGCCGCAGCCGCTGCCAAGTTCGATCTTGGCTTCTTCTAGAGAGGGAGGTAACGACATGGACATCCTCGACAAGCCCAAGAGCAAGTTCGTTGGTGTGAAGGTGGGCAGGGAGTTCACCATGCAGGCCTTCCACGCAGAGATGCAGGAGCGCCGCGAGAACGGTGAGGACCTGACCTTCAAGGCCTACCTGAAGGAGGTCTACGGCGACGAGTACACGCCGGAGTCCTTCTATCGGGACGCTGGCCTGGGGGACCTGGGCGGCATCCAGGTCCAGAAGGTGCTCAACACCTCCGAGCTCAGCCGCTGGATGTTCCCGGAGATCCTCCGGGACGCCATCCGGCGAGGCCTGGAGTACTCTCCCATCTACCCTCGTCTGATCACCGGTGACGAGCGGATCGACGGCACTGGCGTGACCATGCCGTCGATGGACTTCCGCCCGTTCCACGAGGAGGGCGAGTTCACTCTCCGAGACACCAACGAGGCTGCCTCGATCACCGAGAGCTACGTGGTGGTCTGGGCGGAGAAGCAGGTGTCGGTGAACAAGAAGGCTCGGGGGCTGCTTCAGTCCTACGAGTCGATCGCCTTCACCCCGCTGAACCTCGCCACGGTGTACTTCGAGGAGGTCGGGACCCGTCTTGGCGCAGACCTCGACACCGACTTCATCGACGTGCTGATCAACGGTGATCAGGCGGGTGGTTCGGAGGCAGCTCCGGTCATCGGCGCCACGGTGGCCAACACGTTGGCCTACAAGGACCTGGCTCGTGCCTGGCTGCGGTTCCGTCGCATCAACCGCACGAGCTCGGCCATGGTGGTCAACGAGACCGACGCCCTCGACATCATGCTCATGGAGGAGTTCCAGCGTACGCGCTACCCCAATGGGTCGCCCGACAACGCTGGCGGCACCGCCCTGACCTTCCAGACGCCGCTCCCCACGTCGCAGGATATCTTCGTGCACCACTCGGTGCCCACCAAGAAGATCGTCTTCGTCGATCGGGCCAGGGCCGTCGTGAAGCTCACGGCCATGCCGCTCCTCATCGAGAGCGAGCGGATCGTCCGTCGCCAGCTGGAAGGGCAGTTCGCTTCCATCATGACGGGCTTTGCCAACGTCTTCAAGGACGGACGCATGGTGCTCGACTGGAGCACCACGATCGTGACCAACCCTGGTCCGACCGTCTACACCTGATCGGAGGCGTGTAGCTCATGGCCAACAAGAAGGACCCGAGCTATGTCCGGCTCGCAGCTCACCGTGCACAGACGGTGCTGGCTGACGTGCGGGGCGGGACGGGCTGGAGCATCAGTGGAATCGATGTCAAGCCCTTCCCCACCAATCCCAACGAGGCGGACTTCGTCCGCAGTTACGTTCGTTCGGGTTCACTGGAGCCTTGTTCTCGTGCCGAGTACGAGGAGATCCAGGACCTCAACGACGAGGAGTTCGATTCGGAGCATGACCGTTCGGTCGCCGCTGCCGAGTTCGGTGAGGCTGTTGCAGCTAGTCGAGCAGCACCTGAGCCAGTCGAGCCTGCTCCCGTGAAGGAGTTGCCGAACTCCGGTTCATCAGCAAGCGGGCTGCCTCCAGCGCCCCCTGCTGAGGAAGCTTCGGATGAGGGTGGTGACGAGATCGACTCCTTGGGCGTGAAGGAGCTCCGGACTCGTCTCAAGGCAGCCGACCAGCCGACGAGCGGCAACAAGAAGGAGCTCCAGGAGCGCCTTCGCTCTCTCGGCTAGCAGAACCGTCGGACGGTGCGACATGGTGGAGTCTCTGGTGCAAACTGGAGGCTCCACCACTCGCGTGAGAGGGAGGTTGCCTGATGGACAGCACTGAGGCCTTGGTGTCAGAGCTCCGCTTGCGCATCGGCGAGCGCATCCCTAGTCCTGGCGGAGAGGGTGACACTTTGTTCAGCAACTCAGAGCTGGAGAGCGTCATCGTGGCAAGCGAGACCATGCTTCAGGCCACTGTGCTTGCTTGGCAGTTCAAGGCGGCAGAGCTCTCTCGGCTCGTGGATGTTGCTGAAGCGGACAGCTCTCGCAAGCTGTCCCAGCGGTTCAAGCATGCGCAGCAGATGGCCAGCGTGTGGGGTGCCAAGCTGCTGGTGGATGAAGGTGCTGCCCTTCGTGTCAGCGTGGTGGGACAGCCGATCTCCTACCTCCGGGACAACACGATCACGGAGCCCGAATTGCTGATTGTCGAGGTGCCTCGTGGCGATTGGTGATCTGCGAGAGCAGCGTCAAGCCACCCGAGACCTGATCGACTCCCAGCCAGTCGACATCACGTTGTTGCGAGAGAACGAGATCCACATCTACGGAGGTGTGGGTAGGGGCGAGCCCATCCCCCAGATCCCTCGCAAGCGATACCTGACACCTCTGCGGCGCCTCACCGACATCCCGGACACCAACAAGTTCGGAGACCTGGGGTCCAAGTGGATGATCACGCACGTTCTCGTCGGTGACTATGATGATGACATCGTGAGAGACGACGAGTTCGAGCTCGACGAAGTTCTGTACCGCATCGTAGACGTAGAGCGCAGAGGCGGCTACGAGACAAGAGCACTCTGCGCAACCCAACAGATCACTCACGACTGAGGAGAGGCACATGCCTGACGAACAGACGCCCAAGCCGCCGAGGAAGACGGCAGATGAGCGCCCCTACGAGGAGGCCTTCGCAGGCACCAAGAAGGAGCTCAAGCAGATCCAGGAGGTTGCTGCTCCCGCCGAGTCCTCCGCCGAAGCCAAGGCTGCTGCCAAGCGGGCTTCTGAAACTCAGCAGTAGGGTTTAAGTTATGCCGACCGTCAGTCCGCCAAAGGTCTCCATGAGCCTGACGGTCACCTCCAACCATATCCAGCCGATGATGCGGA